CGCATTCGCGGGTTTTTTTTGCGCTCGCGCGTATGAGGAGCCCCTAAGTGGCTGAAGTCGCCGAGCGCCGCGAGATCGTCTGGCGCAGCGTGGCCGATCTCCGGCCGCATCCCGAGAACCCGCGGACCCATTCGCCGGAGCAGATCGAGCTGCTGGACGGGCTGATCGAGACCTACGGCTGGACGAACCCCCTTCTCATCGATGAGGACGGGATGATCCTGGCGGGTCATGGGCGGAAGCTGACGGCATTGAAGCGGGGAGACGCCGAGGTCCCGACGCTGACGATCGAGGGTCTATCGCCGGAGGAAAAGTGGGCGCTGGTCGTCGCCGACAACCAGAGCGCCCTGACGGCCGGCTGGGACGAGGTCATCCTGAAGGCCGGGCTGCGCGCGCTCGACGCTATCGACTTCGACATGACGCTCCTCGGCTTCGGCGAGGGGCTCGAGGCGCTGATGGCCGACGCGCCGGCCGCAGGCCAGGGCGGCGCGGGCAGCCTAGCCGAGAAGTTCATGGTGGCGCCCTTCTCCGTGCTCAATGCCCGGGAGGGCTGGTGGCAGGAGCGCAAGCAGGCATGGCTGGCGCTCGGGATCCAGAGCGAGGTCGGCCGGGACGGCACCCTGATCGGGCGCAGTCTGCCGGACAGGCTGTCCGTCCTGCTGAATCGGCACTACTCCGAGGTCCTGGTCTTCATCCGCGAGCAGCGCGCGCGCGGCCTGGACGACGCGGCGATCGAGCAGGAGGCGCTTAAGGTCGCCGGCGAGCGGTCCGGGAAGATGCTCGGCATGCACACCCAGCACGGGCCGACGGTCTCGCAGAACGCGGATGGCTCGCTGAACTACGGCGCGCCGACAGGCACCTCGATCTTCGACCCGGTCCTCTGCGAGATCGCCTACCGCTGGTTCTCGCCGCCGGCCGGGCAGGTCCTGGACCCCTTCGCCGGCGGGTCCGTCCGCGGCATCGTCGCCGCCAGGCTCGGGCGGCATTACCTCGGGATCGATCTCTCCGGCCGCCAACTCGAGGCGAACCGCGCCCAGGCGATCTCGATCCTGGGCGAGGACGCTCCGCGCGCCTGCTGGATCGAGGGCGACAGCCGCCGGGCCGTCGAGCTCGTCGGCAAGGGGCCCGAGCCGCTGGCGGACATGATCTTCAGCTGCCCGCCCTACGCCGATCTCGAGGTCTACTCCGACCACCCGGACGACCTCTCGACGATGCCCTACGCCGAATTCCGGCGCGCCTATTCCGAGTGCATCCGCGCCGCCTGCTCGCTGCTCCGCCCGGATCGCTTCGCCTGCTTCGTCGTCGGCGAGGTCCGCGATCGCCGCGGGATGTACGTCGATTTTGTCGGCGACACCGTCCAGGCCTTCCGCGACGCCGGGCTCGAGTTCTACAACGAGGCGATCCTGATCACCGCCGCCGGCAGCCTCCCGATCCGGGCCGGGAAGCAGTTCTCGGCCTCCCGGAAGCTCGGGAAGACCCATCAAAATGTCCTCGTATTCTTGAAGGGCGATGCGAAGAGGGCCGTGGCTGCCTGCGGCACTGTCGAGGTCGACGAGGCGCTGCTCGACGCCGCGCGCGATCCCGCCGAGCCTGAGCCGGAGGCGGGCGACGATGAGCGATACGGCGAGCGGCTGTGATCTGGCAGCCCCTGTCGTCGAGCGCATCGGCCGATTCCGCGTCGTCCGCGACGACCTCCTGCCCGGCGGCTCGAAGATGCGCTACCTGCTGCCGCTCGTCCGCGAGCTCGACGCGCGCGAGATTGCCTACGCATCGCCGGCCCAGGGCTACGCGCAGATCGCGCTGGCGCACAGCTGCCGGATGGCGGGGCGCCAGGCAGTCGTCTTCGTGGCCAAGCGCGCCGCGCCGCATCCCCGAACCCTGGCAGCCAAGGCCGCCGGCGCGATCGTCTTCCAGGTTCCCTTCGGCCGGCTCAACGTCGTGCAGGCGCGCGCGCGGCTCTTCTGCGCCGAACGCGGCGCGCATCTCATCCCCTGGGGCGCCGATGTTCCCGAGGCGCTCGAGCACTTCGCCGCCGCGGCACGGGCGATCGCCGATCCGCCGCGCGAGGTCTGGGCCTGCGCCGGCAGCGGCGCCCTCATCCGAGGGCTGCAGATCGCCTGGCCGGATGCCGAGTTCCACGCTGTCCGCGTCGGCGCCGCGCCGAGCATCGGCCGCGCGAGGCTGTGGAGCGCGCCAGAGCGATACGAGGAGCCTGCGCGCGAGCCGCCGCCCTTTCCGAGCTGCGATAACTACGACGCGAAGGTCTGGCAGTTCGCAAGCCGGCACGCCAGCGACGGCGCGCTCCTCTGGAATGTGGGCGCCTGAGCGTCAGGCGGCAGGCGCGCGCTCGGGATACCGGCGATGCAGCGCCGCGACGCCGAGCGCCTTCAGTGCCTCCGGATCCTTGCCGATCTGGCGCAGGAATGCCGGGTTCGTGAAGGCGCTGTGCGCGTCGAGGATCGCGGCCCGCTCGGCGCCGAGGTCGGGGAAGCGGGCGGCGATGCGGATCGCGCCCTGGACGTCGCCTGCGGCGAGGAGGCGCTTGATCTGGGAGAGCTTGGTCTCAGGCATCCGTCGCCTCCGAGTAGTCGCGCCGGAAAAAAATCCAGCGCCCCGCATGCGCGCGCTGCTGCCCGCAGCAGACGCGCCAGTCACGCCAAAAGATGCCGTAGCGGCGGCGCCGGACGTTCCCGTAGCTATGGCGGCCGAGGCTCATGGCTCAGGGCTGAGCGTAGATTTCGACGTAGCCCAGATTGCCGGGCGACGGGAACTGGCCTGCGGCCTGCTGGTCGCGGAACCACGCCTTGATCCAGACCTTCGCGTCCGAGTACGTCATGGCGGGCGTGAAGACCACGTCCTTGCAGACGTCGCGCGGGTTGCGCTCCAGCGAGAAGGCCCAGGAGCCGTAGCCCTTCGGACCCTTCATGTGCGAGCGGACGAAGGGGCTGTCGTCGATCTCGATCTTCGTGCGGGCTTGGCTCATTCTCTGCTCTCCTGTAGGCGCTGCGGTTTGCAGCGAGTGAGGGGCAGTTTGCCTGCTACTGCGCTTGCATGCAAGGGAAATTTCGCATGAATTCCGAGGACCCTGCAAGAAACAAGGGCGGTCGCCCGCAGCACGAGCCGACGGAGAAGATGCGCCAGCAGATCACCCTCCTCGCGGGGCTCGGGCTCTCGCAGGACGGGATCGCGCAGGTCGTCGGGCTGACCGGCCCGACGCTCCGCAAGCACTACAAGAAGGAGCTCGCCTCCGGTGCCCATCAGGCGAACGCCAAGGTCGCCGCCTCCCTCTATTCGATGGCGACCAGCTCGAGCAAGCCGAACGTCGCCGCAGCGATCTTCTGGCTCAAGACGCGCGCGGGCTGGCGCGAGGCCGAGGCTGCGCCGCCGTTCGTCGAGGAGCGGCCGCCGCGGCTGGGCAAGAAGGAGGAGGCGAACCTCAACGCCGTCACCGCCCAGGTCGGGACAACCTGGGAGGCGCTGCTCGGGCCGGATCCGCGCCGGCTGAATTGAGCGGCTGGGACCTCTCCTGCAAGGATTGGGAGGCGCGGCTCCAGGCCGGGCAGTCCCTCGTCCCCTCCTCCCTGCCGATCGACGAATTCGCCGGCGCTCGAGCGGTGGCGGTCTTCAACAAGCTGCGCCTGGCCGACGTCCCCGGAACCCCGACGATGGGCGAGGCGGCCGGCGACTGGTTCCGCGACATCGTCCGCGCCCTCTTCGGCTCGCTCGACCCGAAGACGCGCGAGCGCGCGATCCGCGAGCTCTTCCTCCTCGTCCCGAAGAAGAACAGCAAGACGACGAACGGCGCCCTGCTGATGCTGACGGCGCTGCTCCTGAACGAGCGGCCGAACGCCAGCTTCATCATGACCGCGCCGGTCCAGGACGTCGCCGAGCTCGCCTTCTCGGCTGCGGCCGGCGCGATCAAGCTGGATCCGGTGTTGGCGGCGAAATTCCACGTCCGCGACCACCTGAAGACGATCACGCACCGGCAGACGAACGCCGAGCTGCAGATCATGACCTTCGACCCGGCGGTCGTCACGGGCCAGAAGATCAGCGGCGGCGCCCTGATCGACGAGCTGCACGTGATCGCCAAGATGGGCAAGGCGGCCAGCGCCGTCCGGCAGATGCGCGGCGGCATGCTGCCCTTCCCCGAGGCCTTCCTCGCCTTCATCACGACCCAGAGCGAGGAGCCGCCCTCGGGCGTCTTCGGCGCCGAGCTCGAGAAGGCCCGGGCGATCCGGGACGGCAGGCAGCAGGGGGCGATGCTGCCGGTGCTCTACGAGCTGCCCGAGGCGATCCAGAAGGATCCGGTGCGCTGGCGCGATCCGGCCAACTGGGCGATGGTCACGCCGAACGCCGGGCGCTCGATCAGCATCCCCCGGCTGGTCGAGGACATGAGGACCGCCGAGCAGACGAGCCAGGAGGAGCTGATCGCCTGGGCGTCGCAGCACATCAACCTGCAGATCGGGCTCTCGCTGCACGGAGGCCGGTGGGCCGGCGCCGACTTCTGGGAGGACGCGGCGAACGCGACCCTGCCCGACCGCTCCCTGGCTGCGATGCTCGCGCGCTGCGAGGTCGCCGTGGTCGGGATCGACGGTGGAGGGCTGGACGACCTGCTCGGCGTGGCCGTCCTGGGCCGGGAGCGCGAGACGCGGCGCTGGCTGCTCTGGGCGCATGCCTGGGCGCACCCGATCGTGCTGCAGCGCCGCGGCGAGATCGCGGCGCAGCTGCTCGACTTCCAGCGCGACGGCGACCTGACACTGGTCGAGCGCGTCGGGCAGGACGTCGAGGAGGTCGCCGACATCTGCTGCCAGGTCCGCGAGTCGGGACTCCTGCCGGACGAGAACGCGATCGGCGTCGACGCCGTCGGCATCGGCGACATCGTCGACGCCCTTTTCGACCCGGCCCGGAAGTTCGACGAGAAGCAGATCGTCGCCATCTCGCAGGGCTGGAAGCTGAACGCGGCGATCAAGACGACCGAGCGGAAAGTCGCCGGCGGCGAGCTGCTGCACAGCGGCTCGCGGCTGATGGCCTGGAGCGTCGGCAACGCGCGCACGAACATGGTCGGGAACGCGATCAGCGTCACGAAGCAGCGCTCGGGCAGCGCCAAGATCGACCCGCTCATGGCTACTTTTGACGCAATTTCGCTGATGGCGATGAACCCCGCAGCCAGAAAACAGGGCGTTTCGTTCTTCTTCATGTGAGAATTCGGCCCGTCGCGATGAATAAGGGAGGCGACGGCATGCTGGTTCGCGCATATTCGACGCTGGAACTGAAGGACGTCTCCTCGGCCGCGTCGGGCAAGCGCACCTTCTCCGGCATCGCCTCGACCCCGAACACCGACCGCGGTGGCGACATCGTCGAGCCCAAGGGCGCCGACTTCACGCTCCCGATTCCTCTCCTCTGGCAGCACGACGCCCACGATCCGATAGGCTGGGTCACCGCCGCTGCGGTTAAGCCGACCGGCATCGAGATCAAGGGCGAGATCGCCCAGGTCGAGGGCGACGGCGAACTGGCGAAGCGCCTCGCCCGGGCTTGGGACTACATCAAGGCGGGCCTCGTCCGCGGCCTCTCCATCGGCTTCCAGCCGCTTGAGCAGGCGCGGATCAAGGACACCGACTCCTTCCACATCCTGAAATGGGGCTGGTACGAGCTTTCGGCCGTGACCATCCCCATGAATGCCGACTGCTCCATCACCGCGATCAAGTCGGCGGACGATGCACTGCGCCGCGCCTCGTTGGGCGCCAAGGCACAGCCGATCGTCCGCCTCGATCGCGAAGACTTTCCCGCCGTTGCGGGCAGCCGACGCCTCCCCGGCGTCTCCTACCTCGACACCTAAGGGAAATTCCATGAAGACCGTATCCGAACAGATCACCGCATTCGAGGCGAAGCTCAACGCCCTCGAAAGCTCCGCCCTCGACATCGTCCAGAAGTCGATCGACGAGGCCCGCACGCTCGACAAGAGCGAAGAGGAGGCCCGCCAGAGCGCCGTCTCCGAGGCGAAGGCCGTCAAGGAGCACATCGCCGTCCTGAAGCAGACCGAGCAGCTGATGCTCGCGCGCGCCGCGACCGTCAACCCCGACGCTGGCCAGAACGGCCCCGGCGACCTCGGCACGAAGGGTGTCGACATCGTCAACGCCGGCACGATCCGCGTCAGCGGCAACCACGCTCCCGGCATCGAGTTCACGCGCTTCGCCCTGGCCATGGCCCAGGCGAAGGGCAACGTGATGCAGGCCGCGGAGATCGCGAAGTCGCGCTACAAGGACACGCCGCGCGTCGTCAACGCCCTCCAGGCCGCAATCTCGATGGGCGGCACGAAGGAGCTGCACGAGAAGGCCGCGGTCGTCTTCGGCACCACGACCAGCACCGACTTCGTCGGCCCCCTGGTGCAGTACAACGACATGGAGCGCGAGTTCATCGAGCTCCTGCGCCCGAAGTCGATCATCGGCCGCCTGACGAACCTCAAGCGCGTCCCGTTCATGTCGCGCATGGGCCGCCAGCTGACCGGCGTCTCGGGCTCGTTCGTCGGCGAGGGCCTGCCGAAGCCGGTGGGCAAGCAGACCTACGACTCGAAAACGCTCGGCTTCGCGAAGGCGGCGATCATCGTCGTCCTGACCGATGAGGCGGTGCGCTTCTCCTCGCCCAATGCCGAGACACTGGCGCGCGACGACATGGTCAAGGGGATCAACACCTACCTCGACAAGCGCTTCATGGACCCGGCCTACTCGGGCGTGGCCAACGTCTCCCCGGCCTCGATCACGAACGGCGCGCCGCGAGTCCAGTCGAGCGGCACGACCGTCGCGGCGATCCAGACCGACATCCGCGCCATGATGGTCGCGGCCGGCTTTACCGCCGACGTCGATCCGGGTACCGCCGTCTGGATCATGCCGGCGGCCGTGGCCCTGCGTCTGGCGATGAAGCTGAACACGAACGACGAGCCGGCCTTCCCGGGCATCTCGCTGAACGGCGGCACCTTCATGGGCCTGCCGGTGATCATCTCCAACGCGATGATCGCCTCCGGCTCGCCGGCCGAGCTGCAGATCGCGCTGGTGACGCAGTCGGAGGTACTCATGGCCGACGACGGCGGCGTCTCGCTCGACATGTCGATGGAGGCGGCGGTCCAGATGGACGACGCCCCGACGGCTGGTGCGGTTTCGCTGGTGAGCCTGTGGCAGAACAACCTCGTCGGCATCCGCGCCGAGCGGTACATCAACTGGTCTCCTGCACGCCCGAACAGCCTCGGGATCGCGCTGCTCGAGAACATTGCCTACTGATCGTTTTTCGCTCTTGTCGTCCCACTCGCCCCGCCAGCGCAAGCCGGCGGGGCTCTTTTCCAAGTAAACGAACCCGGAGCCGATCCGCATGGCCACTTATCAAACCCGCCACCTCGAGGCGACACGCGAGATCCAGCACGGCGACAAATTCCTGAAGCCCGGCGACACCTTCCAAGCATCGGAGGTCGACGCCGAGCATTACCTCCGCAAGGGGCACGCGAAGGAGGCAACCGCCGCGCCGGCCGCTCCCCTGAAGGCCAAGGCCGCGCCGGCTCCCGCCGCAGCAGCGCCCGCCCCGAAGGCAGCGCCCGCCCCCGCGCCGCGCGCCGCGCCGCGCGCGTCATTCACGCGCCAAGCCGCCCCGGTTCCGGTCTCGTCGCCTGCCGCCGAGCCGGCGCCCTCTTCAACCGCCTGGGACGTGACGCAGCCGATCAAGCTGTCGGACGTCCCGCACGGAGACGCCGACACCTCTGCGAAGGGGTGACGTGCGGGGGCTGATGCGCCGGGCGATCGCTGTCCTCGTGACCGCGGGCCAGAAGGCCGACGCCCTCGTCATCGTCCTCCTCCTGATCGCAGGCTCGGCCTGCATCGTCGTCGGGGTCTACATGCTCGCCGGGACCCCGGCCTCTCTCCTCGCTGCCGGCACGCTCTGCCTAGCCCTGGCCATCCTCCTCCTCCGAGGCATCGACCCGAATGTCTGACCGCCGCGGCCTCGTCAAGATCCTCTCCGCCGGGCTGCGGACGAAGGCGGCCGGCATGGGCCTTGTCACCGATGCCCGCCCGCTCTGGGGCGGCGGGGTCGTGCGCGACTGGTTCCCCGGCGCCTGGCAGGCGAACCTCGAGATCCAGAGCAACCTCGCGCTGACCGGCTACTCGCCGATCTACGCGGCCTGCTCCCGAATCAGCAGTGACGTCTCGAAGCTCGGGATCGACCTGCTGAAGGAAGTCGAGGGCGAGGAGGAGATCCTCGAGAAGGCGCCCAAGAATTCGCCCTACTGGCAGGTCATCCGCCGGCCGAACCGATACCAGGACCGGATCCAGTTCATCGAGCACTGGCTGCTTTGCAAGCTGCTGCACGGCAACGCCTACGCCTACAAGCAGTTCGACCAGCGCGGGATCTGCACGGACCTGCATCTGCTCGACCCGCGCTCGGTGCGCCACCGCATCACCGACGACGGCCAGGTCTACTACTCCTGCCCGCGCGAGCTGCTCGCCCAGCTGCCGAACGGGCTGGATTCGATCCCGTCCCGCTTCATCATCCACGACCGCGGGCCGACGTTCTGGGACAAGCTGATCGGCGTCTCGCCCATGGTCGCCGCCGCCCTGTCCGGGACGCTCGGGCTGAAGATCCAGCAGCAGAGCGCGGCCTTCTTCGGCAACATGAGCCGGCCGTCGGGCCTGATCACGGGCCCGAAGTCGATCCCGCCCGACGAGGCGCGGCGCCTTAAGGAGGGCTGGCAGGAGAACTACTCCGGACTCCGGCTCGGCCAGACGGCGGTCCTCGGCGATGGGCTGACCTATCAGGCGATGTCGATGGCGGCCGAGGCGTCGCAGCTGGCCGAGCAGCTCGGCATCTCCGCAGTCGATGTAGCAACGGCCTTCGGGCTGCCGGCCTACATGCTGAACCAGGGGCCGATGCCGACGTCGAACAACGTCGCCGCGCTCGAGCAGCAGTACTACTCGCGCACCCTGCAGTCCTACATCGAGAAGATCGAGCTCCTCCTGACCGAGGGGCTGAACGTGCCGGACGGCTATTCGGTCGAGTTCGACCTCGGCGGCCTGATGAGGATGGATCCCTCCTCGCAGATGGACTACCTCACGAAGGGCGTCCAGGGCATGGTGCTGACGCCGAACGAGGCACGCGCGGACGTCAACCGGCGCGGCGTCAAGGGCGGGAACACGATCTACGGGCAGCATCAGGATCACAGCCTCGCCGCGCTCGACGAGCGCGACCGCAGCGAGGATCCCTTCGGGACCGCAAAGCCCGCCGCTGCGCCAGCGCCGCCGGCCGCCCCTGCCGCCGCTCCTCCGGACGGATCATCGGCCGAGGACGCCGCGAAGGCAGTCGAGGCCCTCCTCGAGAAGGCTGCAGCGCGGTTCCGCACCGCGCCGCTGCTCGACTATGCGTGACGGGCGCGACGGCCGCGACGGGCGGCAGGGCGAGCCAGGGCCGCAGGGCGACCAGGGCCCGCGCGGGCTGCGCGGCGAGCAGGGCGAGCCCGGGCCCAAGGGCGACCCGGGGCCGCAGGGCCCGAAGGGCGACCCGGGGGCGACCGGCGAGCAGGGGCTGCAGGGCCCGCCCGGCGAGAAGGGCGACAAGGGCGACCCGGGAGTTCCCGGCCGCGCTGGAGCAGCAGGGAAGCCCGGCCGCGACGCCGTCCTCCCGCCCGAGCCTGAGCGCTGGCTCGCGAGCGTCCTCCGCGAGGGCGAGAGCCGGATCGCCGTCGCTGCTGTGATCACGTCCGACGCCGGCGCCAAGTGGCGCGCGACCTTCAGCCGCGAGAACGGCCTGATCGATTCCTTTGAACTGGTAGCCCTATGAGCATCACCACCGAAGCAGGAATGCGCGGCCACGCGCCGAAGGTCAAGATCACGCCAGCGATCCTCCGCTCGAATCCGGAGCAGGCCAAGTACGAGAAGCTCTGGGAGATCCCGGACTACCGCGCCGTCGCGCCAGGCGAGCAGCTCGCGACGGCGTTCCTGAGCGTGGCCAATCCGCCGCGCGACGTCGAGTGCATCGACTTCGGCTGCGGCACCGGCCGTGGAGCTCTCATGCTGGCGCTGGTCGGCGGGCTCCGCGTCACGATGATCGACTTCACCGCCAACTGCCTCGACCAGGAGGTCCATCAGGCCTGCGAGACCCAGCCGACGCGGATCTCGTTCAAGCGCCGCGACCTGACCCGAATGATCCCGGAGACGGCGCCCTTCGGCTACTGCTGCGACGTCATGGAGCACATCCCGACCGCGGACGTACCGACGGTGCTGCGGAACATCCTCGCGAGCGCCGAGAAGGTCTTCTTCGGCATCTCGACCGAGGACGACGTCATGGGCGCGCGGATCGGCGAGACGCTGCACCTGACCGTCCGGCCTCTCGCCTGGTGGATCGAGCAGATCAAGGCCGCAGGCGGCGTGATCCACTGGACGCAGAACATCGAGGACCGCGAGTGCCTGATCTACTGCTCGTCATGGCAGGACGCCGGCGAGCTGGTGAAGACAGGCGTCGTCAACGTCAGCGACGAGACGCTGCAGGCCAACGTGCGCGCGAACCTCGAGGCGGGCTGGAAGCAGATCACGCCCTGGGACACGCAGGCGCGCGAGGCGGTGATCCTTGCCGGAGGGCCTTCGATGAAAGGCCAGGCCGAAGAGATCCGGAAGCTCGTCGCCGAGGGCGCGGCGATCTTCAGCGTCAACGGCGCCTACCACTGGGCGCACGAGAACGGGATCCAGGTCGGCTCGCAGATCGTGCTCGACGCGCGCGAGTTCAACGCGCGATTCACGCGCCCGATCCATCCGGGGACGAAGTCCTTCCTCATCGCCTCGCAGTGCAACCCGGCGACGCTCGAGGGCCTGCCGAAGGAGAGCACGTTCCTCTGGCACTCGGGCCTGTCGGACGAGAACGAGGCACTGGCGCGCTCGAAGCTGGACGGGTTCTTCTTCCCGGTCCCCGGCGGCTCGACCGTCGTCCTGCGCGCGATCCCTCTGCTGCGCCTGATCGGCTTCCGGCAGGTGCACGTGTTCGGCTGGGACTCCTGCGTCTTCGGCGACGAGCATCACGCCTACTCCCAGCCCGAGAACGACAGCCAGGTCACCGCGCCGGTCACGTGCGGCGGGAAGGTCTTCTGGTGCGTGCCCTGGCACATCAGCCAGGCCTCCGAGTTCCGCGATCTCGTGAAGTACCTCGGCGACTCGTTCGATCTCGCCGTCTATGGCGATGGACTCATCGCGCACATGCTCAAGACCGGCGCGGCGATCAATCGCAATGCGCAAGGGATCGCAGACGGCCATGGCGCGTAAAGGCGAACCGACTCCTCAAGAGACGCGCGCGAAGATGCGCGCGGCAGCCTTGGGCCGACCGAAGTCGGAGGCTCATCGCAAGGCTATCAGCGAGGGCAAGCGCGGCAGGCCCGGGCGTCGCCTGAGCGAGCAAGAGATCGAGGCGATCCGTGCGCGGCGGCTGGGAACGACATGGTCTTCGGCGCAGCGCGCGAAACTCACCGGGCCGAACAGCCCCCACTTCGGCAAGCCGCCGCGCCATAAGCCGCGCGTCGAATATGCAGGCGTGCGAATGCGCTCATCGTGGGAGGTCGCTTTCGACGAGAGGGCGCAAACTAAGGCGCGGCTCTTTCGCAAACTCTTTCCCGAGTTTCCGCTGGTCGTGGCGACGCGACCCATTCTTCGCCTGACCGGCGCAATTCAGTAACTCAAACGAGGTATCTCAACCATGTCAGCCGCAGCCTTTCTCCTCTACAACGAAAGTAAGAAGTACATCGGCAACGGAACGATCGTGCTCGGCACGACCGCGATGAAGTTGAAGCTCACGACGAGCGCGTCCAACGCCTCGACGTTCACGCTCTCAACCTTCGCCTCCGTCTCGAACGAGATCAGCGCGCGCGGCGGATATGTCGCCGGCGGCAGATCGCTCGCGACGCTGGCCTGGACGGTCGGCGCCTCGGCGAAGAGCTACAAGTTCGACGCCGACGACCTCGTCTTCACTGCCTCCGGCTCGAGCCTCATCAACGTGAAGTTCGCCGTTATCGGCGTCTCGGGCGGCAAGGCGCTGTGCTGGTCTAAGCTGTCGACGGCACAGTTCACCGTTACCTCGCCGAACACGTTGACGATCCAGTTCAACACGCTCGGCATCTTCACGATGGTCTAAGGCGTGCCAACGCTGACCCTGCTCGCGGCCGGCACCTACGGGCCGCAGACGATCGAATTTCCATCACAGACGATCGTCCAGTCGCTCTCGACCGCCGATATTGTGATGACGCGCAACTCGTGGCCGAATATCGGCGGCGAGGTCGTGCAGATCCGCGCCGACGTCTCGCTCGACGGCGGGGTAAATTGGCAGACGCTGATCGGCTTCGGAACATGGGGCGGGCCGCCGAACACGGAGAGCAGGGCATCCACCTCGATCCCGGCGCAGCGGGGCGCGACCCTGCGCCGAGTGCGGGGCACGATCAATCTTCTGGCAACGCTCAATACGCAAGCGCAGTTGATCGTCAACTGAAATGGCCTTCGCGGCGATAGGGTCGTTCGCGACCGCGAATCAAGGATCGACCGCTGGCGCGTCATGGACGTTCGCGACGTCGGCCACGATCAACGTCGGCGACCTCGCCGTTCTCGTCATCGGCATCGACAACTCGGTTCAGACGAACCGAGACGACTCGGCCATTAACTCCGTTACCGACGCCGCCGGCAATAGCTGGAAGATGGCGGCGGAGTGGCAGAACGTCGGGACGACGGTCTCGCACACGGGCGTCAGCGTCTGGTACAGCGAGATCACGGCGCAACTGACGAGCGGCAGCAATGTCGTCGTCACAAAAACCAACTCCGCCTCGTCGCTGGCGATGGCGTGCACGGGCCATCGCTTCAGCCGCAACACGGCGAAGTTCGTGGTCGTCGAGGAGGTCAAGCACCTAGAGCAGAGCGCCACCGACCCGGGCTCGCTTCAACTCACCAGCCTGGAGAACCGGGAGCACCTTTTCATCCGCGCGACCGCGGGCGAGACGAATATCTCGACGTACACGGCGACCGCCGCGTATACGACGTTCACGCACACAAGCTCGAACTCAACAGGGGGCGGCGCGGCGGCGAACATCTGCGCCCGCGGCGAGTTCAAGATCGAGACCGCGACGAGCAGCACGGCCAGCGACCCCACGCTCGCGGCGGTCGATTGCAACTCGGTCCTGATCGGGTTTGCTGAGATAGACGTCGGAGTCGATGCCGTAACGCGGGCGCGCGGCAACACGGTCTCGTCGCTGACGTACTCGCATACGACGAGCACGGCGAGTAACCGTGGCCTGCTGGTGTCGTCCAGTATCGAAACCACCGGCACGTCGGTCACGGGGACGACCTACAACGCCGTGTCGATGGCGTCGGAAGGCTCCGTTAACGGCGGTGGTGTCGCCAACGTCTATCTTCACTCTCTGATTGCGCCAGCTACCGGAGCCAACAACGTCGTCGTGACGTTGACCGGCTCCATTGGCTCCATGCGGAGCGTGGCGACGTCTCTACTCGGTGTCAATCAGAGCGACTTCACCGGCACCTTTCAGTCGGTCAGTAACGCGGCGGCGGCGGCTCCAACGCTGACGGCCACGATCTCTCCGAATGATCTGCTGTGGGCGTCGATGGCGACGTTCGGGAGCTCAACAGGGTCGTCGGGGTTCGCAAACTTCGGGCTTTTGCACCGGGGCAGCACGAACAGCACAGCGTTCTTCGCGGGCGGCGTCATGGCCGGCAGGACCGCCAGTATTTCACCGGCCTGGGCGGGGACTGGCACGACGAACGTCATGTGTGCCGTGCCGATCCTCGTCGCGACCGCAAGCGCGACGGTCAGCCCGAGTCCGGGCGCGGTCACGATTACCGGCCTTGCGCCGGCGGTCGTCCAGAACACGATCATCGCGGTCGGCGCCGGCTCGATTGCCTGCGCCGGGCAAACGCCCGCTCTGGTTCGCGGCACGCCGATCGCCGTCCCTGCAGGGGCCATCACGGTCGCCGGCATTGCGCCGACAGCGCTCCGCGGCTCCGTCTTCGAGCCAGCGAGCGGTGCGATCACGATCACCGGCCCGCCGCCGACCCTGTTGTTCGGCTTCCCGGTGGGCGCCGGCGCTGTCTCGCTGACAGGCCACGCGCCCGCTGTCGTTCTAGGAACGGGCAGCTCGGATACCGCGATCAGCCCGCCCGCGGGCTCGATCAATCTCTCCGGCCTCGCGCCGACCGCGCTCCGCGGCAGTGTTCTCGCGCCAGGAGCCGGCGCGGTCGCGATCGCGGGCCTCGCGCCAGTCGGCGTCGTCGGCAGCGTCGCTCAGCCAGGCGCCGGCCAGGTCTCGATCGCCGGCCAGGCGCCGACGGTCTCGACGTCTTCGGCGACGGACACAACGATCACGCCCGGCGCGGGGTCGATCACCGTCGACGGGCAGGCGCCGAAGCACGACCTCGGGATCGTCTTCTCGAGCGAGAGGTTCGACCTCTTCAACCGGCCCGACGGCGCCCTTGGGTCGAACTGGACGACTGGCACCGACGGCGTCGCCGTTCCCTCGGTCGTCAGCAACACGGCGCAAGGCACGGGCGGAGCGTTCCAGTTCGCCTACTGGAATGCCGACAGCTTTACCCCCGATCAGGAGGCGGAGGTCGCGATCGGGGTCGCGACGATCAACAAATCGTTGGGCCCGATGGTCCGGGCGAGCGGATCCGGGACCTCGCTGAACGGCTATGTCGTCTACGGCGACACGGTCACGCCGCTGACGCTTGTCCGGATCACGAACAGCGCGATCTCGGCCGTCCTTGGCGTCTGGTTCCCGCCGTCTTGGACGGTCGGCCAGACGGTCAAGCTCACGATCGTCGACGATCTGCTCTCGGTCTATCACGAAGGCTCCCTAGTCGGCACCGCCACCGACAGCGTCTACGCCGGCGGGCAGCCTGGGCTGTTCGTCACCGACGGCGGACAGGTTGACTCGTGGCTCGCTCGTTCGATCGGCGCGGGCATCACGATCAAGGGCCGCGCGCCGACCGTTGGAGTCGGGACGGTCGCCGCGCCGGGCGCCGGAACGATCGCCATCGCTGGCCAGGCCCCGACGCTTCTGCGGGGGAGCGTCTTCCAGCCTGCGGCCGGCTCGATCGCGATCGACGGCCAGACGCCCGTCGCGGTCGTTTCGGTCGCCGGAAACACGACGGTCGCGCCGGACGCCGGGCAGGTCTCGCTGACGGGCTACGCGCCCTCGCTCCGCCTCGGCGTCGTCGTCCAGCCCGGAGCCGGGGCAGTCGCCCTTGTCGGGCACGCGCCGACGCCGGTTGTCGGGACCATCGCGACCCCGGGCGCTGGCTCGATCTCGATAGATGGCCGGGGCCCGACCCTGGTCCTCGGCACTGTGGCCGCCCCCGGCGCCGGCACGGTGGCGATCACGGGCCACGCGCCAGCGCTCCTTGCCGCCACGGTCGTCCAGCCCGGCGCCGGCTCGATCCTTGTCTCCGGGCAGACGCCATCGCTCGCTCGCGGCGCGGTCCTGCAGCCGGGCGCCGGGGCCGTCGTCATCTCCGGCCTCGCGCCGGCAGCCATTCGCGGCAGCATTTCGACGCCGGCGGACGGCGCGATCGTCATCGCGGGGCAGGCGCCGACGGCGATCGTCTCGAGCGCCTCGAACACGACGGTCGCGCCCGACGCCGGCCTGATCACGATCGAAGGGCTCGCGCCGTCGGCCCTCCTGAGCGCGATCTCGACGCCGCCGAGCGGGCTGGTCTCGATCAGCGGGCTCGCGCCGACGCTCGTCCTCGGGACGATTGCCCAGCCAGGCGCGGGCGCCATTTCGCTGTCAGGGCTTGCGCCGGCGCTGGTCATCGACACCATCGTCTCGCCCGGCGCGGGCAGCATCACGATCAGCGGCCAGGCGCCGATCGCGCTGACCTCGGCGGCATTCGCCCCGGGCGCTGGGGCGATCCTCGTCAGCGGCCTCGCTCCGGACCTGCTCATCGGCAGCGTCGTCCAGCCCGCCGCGGGGCTGATCTCGCTCGCGGGCCTCGCTCCGTCCGCTCTCGTCGGCTCGCTGGCCGCCCCGGGCGCCGGCAGCATCGCGATCGAGGGCCACGCGCCCTCGCTGCTCGTCAGCATCACCGCCCAGCCGGGCGCGGGCCAGATCACTATCGAGGGCCAGGCGCCGAGCTCCGTCCGCGACGCCGCGATCGCCCTGCCCGCCGGCTCGATCACGATCGACGGCCACGCGCCGCAGGCGATCCAGGGCGCCAATGCCCAGCCGGACGCGGGCGCTGTCGCGATCTCGGGCCATGCGCCCGCAGCGCTGATCGGCATCGTCGCCCAGCCTGGCGCGGGAGCGATCGAGATCAGCGGCGCCGCGCCGACGACGCTGCTCGACTCGCCGACCTTCGTCCCCGACCCGGCCCGGATCTCGATCGAGGGCCAGGCGCCGACGATCGTCAACACGACGCCGGGAGCCGATGTGATCGTCGGATTCCCCGGCGGCCGCCGCGTCCGGATTCCGAGGCCGTTGCTGCCGGGCGACCGCCAACTATCGGACGACGAGGAGATCCTTCTGCTCCTCGCCGCCGTTATTCCTCTCCTTTGAAACCGCGAGGGCCATTACGATGCCTGCCGAAATGAATCTAGACCAAGCCGCCGACAAGCTCTTCGCCGATGTTCGCGAGTACCTCCGCGGCAACCTCGGCCCGATCGATAAGCGACTGAAGGGGATCGAGGCGCGCGAGCCGATCAAGGGCGAGCCGGGGCCGGCTGGCGAGAGTGGCGCCCCAGGAGAGCAGGGGCCGCCGGGCGAGCGCGGCATCCAGGGCGAGCCGGGCCCCAAGGGCGACGCGGGCGACCGCGGCGAGAAGGGCGACCCGGGGCTGCAAGGCGAAAAAGGAATGCAGGGCGACCCGGGGCCCATCGGCGAGCCTGGCCAGCCGGGCGAGCGCGGCGCCATCGGCGAGAAGGGGATGCAGGGCGACCGTGGCGATCCGGGGCCAGCTGGCGATCTCGGCCCGCGCGGCGAGCCGGGCGAAAAGGGCGAGCCGGGCCAGAGCGGGAAGGACGTCGACATGGCGGAGGTCGAGGCGCTCGTCCTCCGCGCGCTGCCCGATCTGATCGCCAAGGCGATCGAGCCGCTCGTCGAGAAGGCGATGGCGCAGGCGCGCATCCAGATTCGCGAGACGCTCGACCAGGCGATCAAGGCGATCCCGAAGCCGGAGCGCGGCGAGAAGGGCGAGCCGGGAGACGCCGGCCGAGACGGTCTGGAGGGGCTGCCCGGGAAGGACGCGCTGCACATCGACATCCTGTCGGCGATCGATCCCGAGACGGTCTACCGCCGCGGAACCTGGGCGACGCACAACGGCGGCCTCTGGCGCGCCTTCGAGAAGACGGCCGGCCTGCGGGGCTGGGAGTGCGTCGTCGAGGGCTTCCAGGGCGCCGAGATCGACTACGGCGACGACGTTCGAACCGCGACGGTCAAGCTGACGCGCTCCTCCGGCGCGATGGTCGAGAAGACCTTCCAGCTGCCGTCGCTCGTGCACCGCGGCGTCTGGAAGCAGAAGGCGTATGCCCCGGGCGACACGGTCCAGAAGGACGGCCACCTCTGGATCGCAACCGGCGCGCCTGACGCGGCGGACGAGCCGGGGACCTCGAAGATGTGGCAGCTCGCGGTCCGCCGCGGGCGCGATGGAAAGGACGACGTCCGCGCTGCAGCGCTCTCGCCCGTGAGACTGCCGTCGTGAGTTGGACGATCCCGCGCCTCTGGCCCGGGAAGACGGTCGCGATCCTGGCCCCGGGCCCATCGCTGAAGAAGGCGACGGCCGATCTCGTCCAGGCTCGCGGGCTGCCGACGATCGCCGTCACCAGCGCCGCCCCTCTGGCCCCCTGGGCGGACATGATCTATGCGGCCGACGAGGACTTCTGGCGGATCAACCGCTGGGCCTTCGATCTTCCGGGCATGAAGGTAGGGATGTGCTCCTATCCGGGCGTCCTCGAGCTGGCGATCAGCCGGCGCACCGAGGCTCGAGGAGAGGACCGGCACAACGGATTCGACCCGGACCCTTCGAGACTTCGAACAGGAGGCAACTCCGGCTACCAGGCGCTCTCGATCGCGGTTCATGCGGGAGCAGCCAAGATCCTCCTTTTCGGCTTCGACATGGGCGGGACGCACTGGCACGGCGAATACCCGGCGCCGCTCAGGAATACGCACCCGGACCAGTTCGCGAAGTGGATCGAGCGATTCCGCGAGCTCGCCCCCCTGCTCCTGGCGCGCCGGATCGACGTCGTCAACTGCTCGCCGACAAGCGCGCTCGACTGCTTCCGCAAGCAGACGCCCGAGGAGGCGCTGTGCGAGCAGTGAACGCGCTCCGGCCGACGCCAGGCTGGAAGCGGCAGGACTTCGACGCCGGCCTCGTTGCAGCGGGCTACGAGGTCGTCCAGAGCATCGCGAAGCCCAAGCGGGACGACCTCCTCGTCATCTGGAACCGCTACACGGCGGGCGACGAGCAGGGGCGCCACTTCGAGAGCCACGGCGCCCGCGTCCTGGTCGCGGAGAACGGCTACCTCGGCAAGAACTGGCAGGGCCAGACCTGGCTCTCGCTCGGCATCGGGCAGCACGCCGGGGCGGGATCCTGGGCGAATCATGGGCGCAGCCGCTGGGACGGATGGGGCGTCGATCTCGCCGAGTGGCGGACCGAGCCGGGCCCCTCCCTGATCTTCGCGCAGCGTGGCTACGGGCATCCGAACGTCCGGGCGCCTGACCGCTGGGCCGAGAGCGCGCGCAGCCGGTTCGGCGGCAGGATCCGCCCCCACCCGGCCGAGGAGCCGACCTGCCCGCTCGAGGAGGACCTCGCCGGCATGGGGCAGGTGCTGACCTGGCACTCGGCAGCGGCCCTGCTCTCGCTCCTTCATGGCGTGCCGGCCTGGTACGGCTTCCCGCAATGGGTCGGCCGGGAGGCGGCGCGGCCGCTCAGCGAATGGGGCCAGCCGGCAGCGCGCCACGACGGGCTGCGCTTGGCGGTCTTCCGCCGCATCGCCTGGGCGATCTGGCGGCCGGAGGAGATCGCCTCCGGCGAGGCGATCCGGAGCGTGCTGGCATGAGCGCCGCTCGCCTCGCGTGGCTCCCCCTCTCGGCCTTCGTGGTGCTTCTCGTCTGGTACGGGTGGCGGAAGGTCCTGGAGGGGATCGCATGAACGTCCTCCTCACCGGCCGCGGCACCTCTGGCTCCTGGAAGATCAGGGGCGAGCAACTCGGCCGCGCGATCGGCGCCGACGCGATTCCGATGGCGCGCGACGTCGCCTGCTACGACGTCGCGGTCCTCGTCAAGCGCGGGCGGGGCGATCTGGTCGCTCGAATCCACGCCGGCGGCGCGGCGCTCGTCTGGGATGTCGTCGACGCCTGGCCGCAGCCGGAGGGGAATCGCTGGGACCGCGCCGAATGCCTCGCCTGGCTGCGCGACCAGATCCGGAGGATGCGCCCGCGCGCCATCATCGCAGCCACGCAGCAGATGGCGGCCGACGTCGCCGAGGTCTCGAAGGTCCCGGTGCAGGCAATCCCGCATCACGGCCGCCCCGGCGCGCAGCGAACCGAGATCCGGGACGCGCTGCGCGTCGTCGCCTACGAGGGCGGCGTCGCTTACCTCGGCGCCTGGCAGGACCGCCTGCTCCGCGCCTGCCGCGCGCGCGGGATCGATCTGCTCCTGAACCCGCCGAGCCTGAACGATGCCGATGTCGTCGTCGCTCTGCGCGAGGCGGACGGATACGCAGCGCGGAACTGGAAGAGCAACGTGAAGCTCGCCAACGCCCAGGCGACCGGCACGCCGGCGATCTGCGTCCGCGAGGCGGGCTACCTCGAGACGGCCGGCGCGACCTTTCCGCTCTGGGCCGAGAGCGAGGCCGACCTGGGCGACGCGCTCGACCATCTGGCTCCACGTGAAACGCGGCAGGCCTACTCGGACGGGCTCTATGCCGAGCGGATCAAGATCGCGGCCGTCGCCAAGCAATACCGGGCGTTCCTGGAGGCGGCATGCGCGGCGCGGAGATCCTGATCGACCCGCCCTTCATCAGCCGCGCCGCGCGCTGGATGCGCGCGCTGGAGAAGGCGAACCCGAAGGCGAAGACCTCCTCGTTCTACCTGGGCAAGAACCGCCTCCTCGTCCTCTACGGCATCGGCAAGCCGGCGCGAGGCAAGGCGGCGCGCCAGCACCTGAAGGCGGGCGGCAGGGTGGCGATGTGGGACCTGGGCTACTGGAATCGGGACGCCTCGATGCGGCTCTCGATCGACCGCAACCACCCGACGGCAGAGCAGCTCGCCTCCTGCGACGGGCGCCCGCCGCGCGCGCGCCCCGACCTCGCGCGGTACGAGTCGTTCGATCCGGCGGGGCCGATCCTGCTCTGCGGCATGGGGCCGAAGTCGCACATCCACCTCCGTCTGCCGGGGCATTCCTGGGAGCGGCAGAAGGCCGAGGAGTTGGCGATCCAGCATCCCGGCCGGACGATCATCTATCGGCCGAAGCCGGGCAACGGCGCGCGGCCGATCAACGGGACGAAGCTGATCTCGACGGGATCCATCGAGGACGCCCTCCGGGGCTGCTCGCTCGTCGTCTGCCGGCATTCCAACGTCGCGATCGACGCCTGCATCGCCGGCGTTCCGGTCGAGTGCGAGGACGGGGCGGCATTCGCGCTCTACGACGGCAACCCGAGCCCGAGCGAGGCGCAGCGGCACCTCTTCCTCGATCGGCTGGCCTGGTGGAATTGGGGCGAGCACGAGGCGACCGAGGCTTGGCGGTTCATGGAGGAGATGACCGCAGCATGATCGATCTCGCCTGCCTGCAGCGCCGCGCCGCGCCCTTCCCGCACTGGGTCGGCGACAGCTTCCTCGGCTCCGAGGACGTGCGGCGGATCAATGCGGCATGGCCTGCCGCAGACGACCCGCGCTGGCGCGTCGAGGGCGGCGCCACCGTCGCGCGGAAGGCGTCGATGCTCTTCCCTCAGATGCTGCCGGCGGAGGCTCACGGCATTGCGGTCGTGCTTTATTCGCCCTGGATCTGCGACGCGCTTTCGGCCCTGGTCGGCTTGCCGCTCCTGCCCGACCCGTGGTTCGAGTACGGCCCCGACGTGCCGCGGCTCGGCGGCGGCCTGCACGAGATCCACGCCGGCGGGATGCTGGGCGTCCATATCGACTTCGAACGCCATCCCTCCGGCCTGCGCCGCGTCGCGAACCTCCTGATCTACCTGAATGAGGATTGGCGGCGGGAATGGGGCGGCGCGCTCGAGCTCCACGGCGACGAGGTTAGGGCGATCCAGCCGCGCGCCGGCCGCGCCGTCCTCTTCCGAACGACGGCCGACAGCTGGCACGGCCATCCGGAGCCGCTGCGCTGCCCGGCCGGTCGGGCGCGCCGCTCCCTGGCGCTCTACTACTACGCCGCCGATGATGGGCCGGACCAGCGCCCGACGACGGTCTACCGGAGGAATGTCTGATGGCCAAGAAAGACGGACGACTCTTCGCCGAGGAAGAAGAGAAGCGGCTCGCTGCGCAACTCTTCAGGGATCTGGTGCGACGGCATGACTCGCTGCCATCGGGTTCGACGGACCCGATCGCATCGATGGGCCGGCACGAACTTGCGGACGAAGCCTGCGAAGACGCCGCGATCTTCGCGCAGCGCTGGGAGGACAGTGCGCGATGACTCGCCTCAACATCGGATGCGGCGCGCGCCGGATCGAGGGATACACCGGCGTCGATGCCGTCAAGCGCTCGGGCGCCGACATCGTCGCCCCGGCCTGGAAGATCCCGCTCGCCGACGAGTCGTGCGAGGAGATCATGGCGATCCATCTCTTCGAGCACTTCTACCGCTGGGAGTGCGAGAAGGTCCTCGCCGAATGGCGCCGGCTCCTCAAGCCGCGCGGCCGGCTGGTCCTGGAGCTGCCCGACCTCGCCAAGTGCTGCGCGAACGTCCTGAAGGGGCGAGAGGGGGAGAAGTTCCCAGGCCAGCTCGGCATGTGGGGCCTCTATGGCGACCCGCGCGACGAGGACCCGTTCATGACGCACCGCTGGGGCTGGACGCCGCAGACCCTGCGCGCGCTGCTCGAGGCGAACGGCTTCGACAAGACGGGCGAGGAGCGGACGATGTTCCATCCGGTCGGGCGGCAGTGGCGCGACATGCGGATCGTCGCCGAGAAGGCTGCGGCGTGAAGTGCTTCATCGGCGAGGACCCGCAGGAGAAGGCCGCCGGCGTCGTCGCCGCCGCGTCGCTCAAGCGCCGGGCCTCGATCCCGATCTCAGTCACGAGCCTGCACCTAGACCGGCTCGCCGCGGCGGGGCTCCTGCGCCGTCCGACCGATGCCCGCGGCGGGCTCTACGACCTGCCGAGCCAGGCGCCCGCATCAACCCAGTTTGCGATCTCGCGCTTCCTGGTCCCGATGCTTGCGCTGCATGGCTGGGCGCTCTTCGTCGACTGCGACGTCGTCTTCCTCGAAGACGTCGCGAAGCTGCTCGCGATCGCCGACCCGAAGTACGCAGTCCTCGTCGTGAAGCACCAGCACCAGCCGAGCGCCGAGACCAAGATGGTCGACCAGGTGCAGACGCGCTACTCGCGAAAGAACTGGAGCAGCGTCTGCCTCTGGAATTGCGACCACCCGGCGAACCGCAGGCTGACGCTCGACGACGTCAACCACCGGCCCGGCCGGGATCTGCATGCCTTCTATTGGCTCAACGACTGTGAGATAGGCACGCTCCCGCCCCGCTGGAACTGGCTGGTCGGCGAGCAGCCGCGCCCTGACAATCCTGCCATCGCTCACTTCACCGGCGGCGGCCCCTGGCTGCCAGGATGGGCGGCGGCGGAGCACGACGACATCTGGCTTACCGAGGCTCTCCGATGAACGTGATCACCCTGACCCCGCCCAGCGTCGAGCCCGTGACGCTCCAGCAGTGCTACGACCATCTCCGGCTGACGCCTGAGGACAGCCCGCGCACCCATCCGGACGACGCGATGCTTGAGCGCCAGATCAAGAGCGCCCGCGTCGACGTCGAGAACAAGACGCGCCGGGCCTTCGTGAAGCAGAAGCTCCGCGCCGTCCTCGGCCCGACCGACCACTGCTGGCCCTGGCCGACCGCCTATCGATCGTGGTGGGGTGGCCAGCCGCGCGGGATCGAGCTGCCGAGGCCGCCGCTCCTGTCGGTCGTGCAGGCGAGCTACTACGACGCAGAGGGGGTTCTGGTCATCGTCGATCCGGACGACTACTGGGTCACGGAGGACGACCCGGCGCAGCTCTTCTTCTCGACCGGCTACATCGTGCCGAGCGTCTATCCGCGCGCCGATGCCCTCCGCGTCGATTTCTGGGCCGGCTACCAGCCGGAGGGATCCCCGGAGGACGACTTCGTCTCGAACGTCCCGGAGCCGATCAAGTCGGCGATCCTGCTCGGCGTCGAGTTGCAGTACGAGGCGCTCGACCCGCGCCAGCGCGAGATGCTCGAGAAGGCGCAGTCCGAACTGCTCGTGCCCTACACCTCCTTCGTAGTCGTCTGAGATGAGCATCCGAGAAAACGTCGACGCACGCCGGCTCAGCCAGCGGATCGCCATCGATCGCAAGGTCGAGACGCGGGACGACATCGGCGACGTCATCCCGACCTGGGTCTACATCGTCACCACGCCCGCAGCGGTCGACTCGAAGAAGGTCTCGGCCGAGCGCCCAGGGCAGGACGGGATCGTGCTCGGGCAGCAGCTGACCTTCTGGATCCGCTCGGACGTGATCTCGCGCTTCGCGATCGGCGCGACGCACCGCATCCGCTGGAACGCGCAGATCTTCAATGTCGAGGCGATCGTGCACAACCAGCTCGAAGGGCGGCTGTCGGCGCTCTACGCGACGACCGGCCTGAACCGAGGATAGCGATGGCTGACGCGGTTCTCTTCAAAGTCGAGGGGCTGAAGGAGCTCGGCGAGGCCTTTCGCAGGATCAGCCACGACATGCAGATCCGCGCCGGCCGATCGGCCACCGGCGCCGCGGCGACGCCGATCAAGCGGCGGGCAATCAGGAACATCAAGAGCAGCCCGTCGGTCGAGACTGGCGCGCTCTCGAAGTCCGTCATTGTTAAGCGACTGCCGAAGCAGCAGACGCCGCCGGACACGTCGGAGCACATCGTCACGGTGCGCGGTCGCGGGAAGAAGCTCAAGAGCGGCCGCGTCCAGGACTCGGCGCCGCACGCATCGAAGGTCGAGTTCGGCACGGTGCACATGCCCGCCGAGCCCTTCCTCCGCCCGGCCCTCGATGCCGGCAAGGGGGAGGCGGTCGAGGCGATGAAGAAGTCGCTCGCCAAGTCGATCCAGCGCGCGCAGGACGGGAAGCCATGACCTACGAGACCGAGCTCTTCGCGGCCCTCTCGCCGCTGGCGGCCAGCACCGACAACGGGCGGGCCTACTACATCAACGTCTTCCCCCAGGCGGGCCAGCCCAGCCCCTGGCCGGCGCTCCGGACGACCCTCGTCTCCGGCATCCCCGACGCGACGATCTGCGGCAACGGCCAGGACAACGAGACCGACTTCCGGATCCAGATCGACGGCATCACCGCGACCGCAAAGGAGCGCACGGCACTGCGTCACGCAATTCAGGCAGCGATGGCAGCACTGCCGACGCCTTGCCTCTGCGACAATTTCGAGGATAGCTACGACACGGAGTCGAAGGGCTACAGGACCCGGCTCGACTACCTGCTGCTGCCCAGCAGCGCCCCCTAAAAGGTTTTCTCAACCACCCGCCGAAAGCGGGAGACCGTCTCGAAAGGACGAACCATGTCGATCGGCAAGCGCTACAAGGTAAACGGATCCCTTTTCCAAGTCGAGACGGCACGCGCCACCTCGAAGAAGATCACCGCCATCACGGCAGCGAACCCGGCGGTCTTCACCGCCACGACCCACGGCCTAGCCATCGGCGACACGGTCTACCTCGACGTCGAGGACGGCATGCCTGAGCTGGTCGCCGGCGAGTACGTCGTCAAGACTGTCCCGTCCGCGAACACCTTCACGCTCTACAACGGCACGACCCGCAGCGTCGACACGAGCACCTACGCCGCCTTCAGCGCGGGCAGCCCGAGCGACAACGCCGTCTCGAAGGTCACCTACACGAACTTCTGCGAGCTGACCGGCTACAACCAGCAGGGCGGCACCGCCGATACGATCGACGCGACGACGATCTGCTCGGCCGCGAAGGAATTCGAGACGGGCCTGGCCGACACCGGCACTCTGACCCTCGACTACAACGCCGCCCCGCAGCAGCCGGTCCAGCTGGCGATCAACGCTGCGGAGGAGGCCGGCACCAGCGTCGCCTTCCGTCTCGTGTTCCCCGGCACCGGCGGGACCGTGATCATGTTCGGCTCGGTCCAGAGCACCAGCCTGTCCGGGACCGTGGGGGACCTGCACAAGGCGTCGGCGTCGGTCAAGCTGTCGGGCCCGGTCGTCCGCATCGCGGCTTAAGAGGCCGTCATGGCCAACGAAGCAGCGCGCGCGGCGCTCCGCGAGCGGGCGGCTACGCCCTTGCCTCTCGTCAGGACCGAGATCGTCCTCGGCGGCGTCGAGGTCTACGTCCGGGCCCTCCCCTTCCGCCAAGCGATGCGGATCAGGGCGGAGAACCCGGACGACGACGACGATACCGCGGAGGCGCGAATCATCGTCCGGTGCATCTACGACTCCGAAGGGGAACTACTGCTCGACCCGCTCGACCCGCAGGACCTCGAAGTGATCACGGCGCAGAAGCATCAGGACTTCTGGATCCAGATCACGCGGGCGCTCGCCGAGGGCGCGAGCCCAAAAGCCTCGGCCCAAACGACGAGTTCCTGATGGACCTCGCGCTGGCACTCGGGCAGCCAAGCGTGGCCCGGATGCTCGACGCGATGACCGACCGGGATCTCGACGGCTGGGCCGCTTACGCGAAGAAGCACGGCCTGCCGCAGAAGCGGCAGGAGTTCTACCTCGCGCAGGTTGCCCAGATGCATCGGGGCGGGAATCTCGCGACCTATCTGCTCCGCCCGGCCGAGAACGAGGCGAAGCAGGACGAGGGTTCGGCTGATCACTTCGCCCGCCTCGCGGGCGCGGTCGCGCCCAAAGGCAAGAAGGGGTAGGGCATGGCAGGCGGCGTCGGCAATCTCACCGTCGGGCTCGGGCTCGATTACGCCCAATACACCGCCGGCCTGACGAAGGCGCAGCGCCAGGCGGAGCAGTTCTCGCAGCGCTTCAAGGCGTCGTTCGCCGGCAACTTCGCGGCGGGCTTCGCGCAGGACTTCGTCCGCGGCCTCGCGGCGATTCCTGGGCAATTCGTCGGCATCGTGAAGGGAGCGATCGATGCGGCCGATCACCTGAACGACCTCTCGAAGCGGACCGGTGTCGCGGTCGAGACGCTCGGCGGGATCGGCTTCGCCGCCTCGCAGGCCGGGAGCAGCCTGGACGGCGCATCGGACGCGATCGGAAAGCTGAACCTCACGCTCGCCAAGGCAGCCTCAGGAAGCAAGGAGGCGTCCGACGCGCTGAAGGCGCTCGGCGTCCAGGCGGTCGATCCTCTGACCGGCAGGACGACGGAGGTCGACAAGGCCCTCGTCCAGATGGCGAACACCTTCGAGAAGGCCGCCGCGTCTCCGGAGAAGTTCAGGGCCGCCGCTGGAGCGCTGGGCAAGCAATACAAGGAACTCGTCCCCCTGCTCGAGGACGGCGGGCAGGCCCTCCTCGCCAACATTGCCTATTACCAGCGCTTCGGCGGCGTTACGACCGACACGGCAGAGAAGGCCGACAAGTTCAACGACGAGCTCGGTAAGATCCGGCTCCTGACCGAGTCGTTCGGGCGCTCGCTGGCGGCCGAGCTGCTGACGCCGCTGACTGGCATCGCGCAGGCGTTCCTGAATGCGAAGGAGAAGGGCGACGGATTCCGCGGCGTCGCCTCCGGGATCAAGGACGCGCTCGTCGGCATCGCGTCGACGGCGTCGTTCGTCGTCAACTCGCTAGAGGCGATCGGGGCGCGCCTCAGCGGGCTGATCGCTAAGGGCGAGATCCTCGGCGAGGCGGCCAGCAAGGCGCGCGAGCGGACCCGTGGGTTCGATATCTTCGGCTCGAGCGCCGTCCTCGATTCCTCCATCGGGGCGCAGTTCGCCAAGGTCGACGAGGACACGAAGGCCCGGGTCGCCTCGGCGCAGAAGAGCTACGACGACTTCGTCAAGCACATCACCGAGGGCGGCGCGACGCCAGCAGCTCCGAAGAAGACAGCCCGCATCCCCGGCATTCCCGATGCATCCCAGGCGGCCGAGGCAGAGGCGGCGCTGAAGAAGATCCTCGACGGCCAGCTGCGCCAGATCCGCGCCTTTGCCGACCAGCAGAAGGACGCGCTCGCCTTCGCGAACGAGTTCCTGAAGGGCGAGTATCAGGACGGCCTGATCGCGCTGGCGACGTTCTTCGGCGACCAGAAGAACATCCGCGACGCCGCGCTGCGGGCGCAGCTGCAGGAGCAGGACAAGATCATCGCGGCCGAGGAGGAGTTCGCGCGCCGGACCACGAACAAGGCGAGCCAGATCGACGCGCTGAACCGGGTCAGGGAAGCGCAGGAGGCGAAGACCCGGGCCATCGTCAGGGCGGGTCAGGAGGAGCAGCTCGTCCTCCAGCAGAACGCCCGCGACGTGAAGGCGCTTGCGGATTCGTTCAAGGGCGTCAACGCCCAGGTCCTGGAGCTACAGGAGAACTTCGCGGCCGCTGCCGCGGCGCGGTTCGATCTCCAGAACTTCGAGCAGCGCCGGACGTTCAGCGCCAACGTCAATTCCCCCGACCCGCAGGTCGCGGCCAATGCCGCCCAGGCCCTCCGCAACAGCGACGCCCTGCGCGCGGCAACGATCGCGCAGGCGGCCTTCCAGAAGGCGACGCTCGAGAGCAGCCGGACTCTCCAGGACCTCGCGAACCAGGAGGACCGGATCGCGATCGCGCGGCAGGCCGGCGCGCTGACGAGCATCGAGGCCCTGGCCCGCGTCGGCGATGCGCGGCGCCAGCAGATCGCCGTCCTCGAACGCCAGGTCGCGGCCGAGGAGGCGCTCGCGGCGATCGAGAAGGCCCGGGGCACGCTCGGCGCTGACGACCTTGTCCGCAGGGCCGAGCGGTCGCGTATCGCGCTCGACCAGTTGAAGGCCTCGGCCGATCCTCTGGCGGAGTCGCTGAACAAGGTCTTCGGCGACGACCTGAACTCCGCGCTCGATGACTTCGTCACCGGCACGAAGAGCGCCTCGGATGCGTTCAAGTCCTTCGCCGACTCCGTCCTGAAGGACATCCTCCGCATGGGCACGAAGAGCCTGACGGAGGAAATCTTCGGCGGCTCAGGCGGCATCGGCAAAGCCCTTTCCGACCTCTTCAAGAACAGCGGCTCAAGCGGCGGCCTGGTGGCGGCCATCAAGGGCGCCTTCGGCGGTAGCAGCGGCGGCGATCTTGGCGAATCCGGTGGAATGCCGACGCAGAGCGCGATTGACGAACTAACGAAGGTGTTCTCGTCGAGTGGGGCGAAGGCTTCCGAAACGGCGTCGATCGCGTCCACGACGGGGGCGATGACCGGCCTCACGACCGCGGCGACGGCGGCAGCCACTGCGCTCTCGTCGCTCGCCACGCAGGCCTCTGCCTCTTCGCTCTTGCCCGACACGAGCAAGCTCCTGGCGCCGGCGCCGGCGGACGACGGCATCGACGCCGCCCTTAACGACTATTTCCGGCGCTACATGGACGTCGCTGGAGAGTTCACCACCGCAACGGCCGCGCAGACGGCGGCAGTGACGCAGACCACCGACGCCTTCGACGGGCTCGGCGACGAAACGTCGCTGCTCGGCTCGCTCTTCAGCCAGCTCGCGCAGAGCGACCTGTTCTCGTCTGCGGTGTCCGGCGTTGCCGATGCTGCCGGGGAGGTCGATTGGGCTGATCTGCTGTCGAGCTTCGCTGGCTTCTTCGCAGGCGGTGGCCAGATCATGCCCGGCCAGTGGGGCGTCGTCGGCGAGAACGGCCCCGAGCTCGCCTTCGGCGGCAGGACCGGGCAGACGATCCAGCCGGCCGGCGGCGGCGCGGCGCCGGTCATCCACAACAACTACGTCACCGTGCAGGGCGCGCCGAACCAGAGCCGCGACTCGGCGATCCAGCAGGGGGCCGCGATCGGCCTCGGCATTCAGCAGTCGATGGCGAGGAACAGCTGATGGCACTCTTCGACAACCGCCTCCCCGACTGCTACTCCTTCGGCGCGAAGGGCGGGCCGAAGTTCTCGACCGAGGTCAACCGGACGCAGGGCGGGCAGCGCTTCGCGAATCGGAACTGGACATACCCGCTGCACGTCTGGGACATCTCGCACGGGATCAAGACGCAGGAGGACTTCGAGACGATCCGCGCGTTCTTCTACAACGTCGCGGGCCAGGCTGACGGCTTCAGGTTCAAGGACCACCTCGACTTCGAGGCCAACTCGCAGCCCCTGAACTTCGTCAGCGGATCGACCTGGCAGACCTATCGCGCATATGTGCGGGGCTCGCGGACCTTCCTCCGCAAGATCACGCGCCCCCGGCAGACGATCGTCATAAAGCGCAACCGCAGCGGCACGATCACCACGATCACGCCGACGGTCGACTACTCGACAGGGCAGGTGACGGCGATCAGCGGGCACGCTCCGCTGACCGACACCTACACATGGACCGGCGAGTTCGACATCCCGGTCGCATTCACGACCGACTTCATGGAGGTCGTCATCGAGAACAAGCGGCCCGATGGGCAGCTGCTGATCCGCTGGCCGACTGCCCAGGTCGAGGAGATCCGCGAGTGAAGACGTTCTCGGCCGCACTGACGGCGGCCTACGCCAGCGGCTCGACGACGCTCTGCAACTGCCTGCGCGTCCATCGGACCGACGACATCGTCGTTCGATTTACGTCGGCCGACCATGACGTGACGGTCGGCGGCGAGCTCTATCTCGCGGCGACGGGCCTCGACGTCACGAGCCTCGCGGTGCAGGCGAACCTCGCGGTCGACAACATGGAGCTGCCGGTCCTGCCGGATGAGGTTTCATACCCTCAGGTCGACATCATCTCGGGCCGCTGGGATGGGGCCCGCTTCTGGCTCTTCGAGTGCGACTACACCGACGCCGCCATCGCATCAGGCAGCCCGGTCGGAGAGGGGGCGATCGATGGCATCGTGAATCTCCTCAAGCGCGGCACGGCCGGCGAAGCCTCGACCGTCCGCACGGCGCGCAAGTTCGAGCTTCGCGGCCTGAAGCAGGCGCTGCAGCAGATGGTCGGGGAGGTCGCGAGCAAGACCTGCCGGAACCGCCTCGGCGACGCGCGCTGCGGGATCGATCTCAGCGCGGGAAGCCCTCCCCTCTGGCAGAGGACGGCTCCTGTGACGACGGTCACCTCGCGCCACGTCCTCGCGTTCTCCTCCGCTGCAGGGGATCCGGACGACTTCTACGGCGAGGGAATCGCGTATGCCATCGACGGCGACAACGCCGGCTACGCCCGAAAGATCAAGAGCTTCTCGGCGGGAGTCGTGACGCTTGCGATGGAGTTCCCGTTCGTGGTTCTCGTCAGCGACACCTTCCTCCTCGAGGCCGGCTGCCGCAAGCGCCTGATGGAGGACTGCAAGGCGAAGTTCGACAACGTGCGCCGCTTCCGCGGCGAGGCGCACATGGGAGGGATCGACATCCTGACGGCCGACCCGGTCGCCACCGAGGGATGACGTCCGGTGATTTACCCACGTTCGCTCCGCTGGACTCGGCGCCCGGGATCGAGGGCATCGTGACGCGGTACGACGTCGTCGCAGAGGCGCGCGAGTGGCTCGACACGCCCTATCGCCACCAGCATCGGGCGAAGGGCTACGGGGTCGACTGCGTCGGGCTGGTGATCGGCGTCGCCAGGAACCTCGCTCTAGTCGCGCTGACGTTCGACGTCAACGGCTACGCGGCAACGCCTGACGGGAAGACGATGCTCGCGAACTGCGACCGCTTCATGGATCGGATCGCGCTGCACCTCCTCCGCCCTGGGAACGTGCTCGTCTATGAGTTCGATCCCCGGCTGGGCCCGCAGCACATGGGCATCGTCGGCGATCACATGGAGGGCGGGCTGACGGTCATCCAGGCGCTTTCGACAGCCCCTGGCGGAGGACGGGTCGTCGAGTGGAACATCGCGCGCCCGCGCAGGAACTGGCGCCCTGTCGCGGCGTATGCGCTGAGGGGCGTCCGCTAGATGGCTCGCCTCGTCGTTTCTGCGGTCGCCGCCGTTGCGGTCGGCTACTTCCTCGGCCCGACGGCCGGGCTCCAGACCTTCGCTGTCGTTTATGGCGCGACTGGGTTCCTCGATCCGAATAAAAAGATCGTCGGCCCGAAGCTGACCGACCTGAAGGCGCCTGCTGCAAGCCTGGGGGCGCCGATCCTCTACTTAGAGGGCGCGATGCGAGTCGCGGGCGTCTACGCCTGGACGAGCGAGAAGCGGGCGGTCGAGAACACCTCGTCGGAAGGGGGCAAGGGCGGGCCGGGCGTCGACAACACGTTCTTCACCTACGAGATGGATCTGCTGATCGCCATCTCGACCAATCGCTGCCAAGCGCTTTTGCGCGTCTGGTCGAACGGGAGGCTGGTCTGGTCGAATCGAACCGATGCGGACGCGGAAACAGTAGCGGCCAGCGCGACGACGAACGCCTGGCGCGACATCCGCTTCTACGACGGGAACGAGGACCAGATGCCCGACCCGGTCTACGAGGCCGCAGTGGGAGTGGGCAATGCGCCTGCGTATCTCGACCGGACGATGATCTTCATCGAGGGCGCGAACCTCGGGCAGAGCGGCCAGCTGCCGGTGTTTACCTTCGAGGTCGCGAGCGAGGCGAGCCAGGACCTCGTCGTCACGCAGGACGCCGAGATCGCCGATGGGGACGGCATCATCAACGGAACGCCGGCATTTACCGCAGAGGGCTACACGGTCCCGGTCGGGCAGTGGGACACCGCCTACTACCTGACCGACGAGGTCCTCTGGTGGCGCGTCGACCCCGGCGTCGCCCCCCTGGTCATCGCGACGACCCACGTCGGCCAGACCTATCTCGGGACCACGCACAACTCGATCCGCGGCCAGAGCGACGAGCCCTGCTATGTCTACGCGCTCCTCGACACGCCGGACATCAGCGACGAGGAGGCGCTGCGATACAGCACGCAGGACGGGGTCTTTCGAGATTTCGAGCGAACGGGGAACGCGACAGAGGCGAACAGCACCCCGATCTTCGCCAAGCGCGGCAGCCTGTTCGTCTACGCGCTGCATATCCCCTACGACGTCGTCGAGACGCAGGACAAGACGCTCCGGATCTTCGACTTCAACTCGACGCTTCACCTGCGCGACACCGAAGACGTCGGCGTCGCCATGTGGGATATCGCGATCTCGCTCGACTCGACGAAGCTCTACGCGATCAGCAAGGGGATCAGCCCGGCGGAGGTCTTCGAGTTCGATGTCGCCACCGGGGTAAGGCTGAGGACGATCGTCATCCCGGCGTTCACGGTCGACAAAGGCCGCATCCTGGTCGACGCTGTCGACGGGACGGTCTACGCGATAGGGAACTCGTCGACCAATACCGGCGGTGAGATCCGCAAGCTGGTCGGGTCGACCTTTGAGCTCTACTCGGCCGGAGCAGGAGGAGCGACCGGGATCGGGAAGATCGCGATCAATTCCTTCTATTCGAGCCACGGCGTCGTCGACGGCGTCTTCTACACGCTGGCCGGGAGCGGCGCTGATCCGCACGACGTCTGGCGCGGATCGTTTGGAGCCGAGGCCGATGACGTGATGCTCGACCAGGTCGTCCGGCGCCTCTGCCTGAGGACCGGACTGCTGACCGACGACGACATCGACGTCACCGACCTCGAGGGAATCGTCGTGCATGGCTTCGCGGTGACGCAGGTCAGCACGACCAGGGCTGCGCTCGAGATCCTGATGGGCTGGTATCTCTTCGAGGCGGTCGAGGGCCCCGTGATCCGGTTCGTCCTGCGAGGAGGTTCTTCGGTCGCGACCATTCCCTACGAGGATCTCGCGGCCAGCCCGAGCGGCAGCGACGAGCCGCTGCCGATGCTGCGCCGGAACGACATCGAGAGCCCGGCGCGCTTCAGCGTGAAGTTCGCCAACATCCTGAACGACTACCAGGACGGGCTCGAGCGCGCGGATCGGCTCGTGACCGAGAGCACGGCGGAGGCGGTGATCGAGTTCGCCATCGGCGGGACGCCCTCCGAAGCGGCCAAGGTCGCAGACTCGAACACGCTCGACGCAGCTGTCGGCCTGCTCCAGATCGGGCCGATCGCCCTGACGCGCAAATACGCGCGCCTGGAGCCGACCGACGTGATCACCGTGACGGACGACCAGGGCGACACGTTCCGGACGCGGATCGTCAAGGGCACGATTGGGGCGGGCCTGAACCGCTTCGAGCTCGTCCTCGACGACGCGACGGTAGTCAACTCAGCCGCCGAGACGGACGAGGACTATTCGTCGAGCACGCTGATCCGGCTGACGGCGACGACCGAATACGAGATGCTCGACATCCCGATCCTCCGCGACGCGGACAACGCGCCGGGCCCCTATGCCGCCTTCAGCGCGACGAGCGAGGTCTGGCCAGGGGCGGAGTTCGACAAGTCGGCGGACGACATCACCTACGCGAAGCTCTTCGACGTCGGCGACCGCGCCACGCGCGGCGAGGCGACGACGGTGCTGGCGGACTTCACTGGCGGGGTCGTCTTCGACGAGGTCTCCTCGGTCGAGGTCGACGTCGGAGACGGGATCCTCAGCAGCTCCACGCGCGATACCCTGCTTGCGGGCACGACGAACGCCCTGCTGATCGGCAGCGAGATCGTCCAGTTCCGGGACGCTGCCTACGTCAGCGAGGGCGTCTATACCCTGACCGGCTTCATTCGAGGGCTCAGGGGAACCGAGTGGGCGATGGGCGAGCATGCCGTCGGCGACCGGGTCGTCCTCCTGAAGCTGAGCAGCGGCATCCGCAAGGTCCCGGAGAACGCAGCAGAGATCGGGACGCCGGCCTACTACAAGGCGGTCACGCACGGCAAGAGCCGCGCGAGCGTCGACGGCGCGCCCTTCACGGATACCGGCGTCGCGCTGAAGCCATTCGCCGTCGTCAACCTCCGAGCCCTCCCATCGGGGCCGCAGGACGTCGCGCTCTCATGGGATCGCCGCTCGCGCCTGTCGTCCCGCTTCCTCGGCTCGGGCGGCTCCGTCGTCCCCCTGGGCGAGGCTGTCGAGTCCTACGAGGTCGACGTGCTCGACGGCGCGACGGTTCTCCGTACTGCTTCGGTCTCCTCCCCCGAGTGGACCTATACCCAGGCGATGCAGGCCTCTGACGGCGTCGACAGCGCGACCGCGCTGACCTTCAGCGTCTACCAGATGAGCGCCATCGTCGGCCGGGGCTACGTCGCCACGGTCGGAGCGGACGGACGCCGGGCACCGCTGCCGCAGATCGAGACGATCACGATCGGCGGCACCTACGCGAGCGGGGCGACGCTCTTCGTCGCCATCGGCTCGACGCGCTTCGACTACACGAGCACGGTCCCAGATGCGACGCTCTCCGGCATCGCGACCAGCCTGGCGACCCTGATCGACGCCGACGCCGACTACGTTGCGGCCGCGGTGGGGCCGGTCATCACTGTCACCGGGCCGGACAGCGTCAGCGAGCCCGTGACGGCAGGGCAGAGCGCCGGCGACAACACGATCACGCTCGCGACGACGCAGACCGCCGCTCCGGTCACTGCCGGGCATCGCGAGGAATTCAATTTCGGCTGGAACTTCACGGGCGGCGTCGCCAGCGGGATCGGGCACGTCTACACGGTCCGAGCTATACGCGAGTCGGACGGGATGACGCTGACCTACTCGGTCGCGAACGATGCCAGCGGCTCGACGAATCCGTCGGTCTTCATGCCCGACATCCACAGCGGCTTCCTCGGGCTGCTCGTCTCGCGCGGCGACCGCGCGGCCTACGACGTCGATATCGCTGCGGATCCTGCTGGCGTCTCGAGCACCTTCTTCTCACCGCTGACAGATCCGAACTGGACAGTCGAGACGTCCTCCACCGACCCGAACGCGATCGGCAGCGTCGGCCGGCGCGGCGTCGGCGTGGCAGCTGTCCCTGTCGCGCGGGCCCAGATCAGCACCGCGACGTTGGCAGGCACGCCCGCGACCGGACGGATCTATCGCCTGACGCTCGGCGGGGTGAACTACGACTACACGGCGGGCGGCGGGGATACGACGATGACGCTCGTCGCCGCCGGCCTGGCCCCGGTCGTCGATGCCGCCGGCGCCTACATCGCGAGCAACACCGGGGCCGTCATCACCATCACCGGCGCCGTCGCCAACGTGCCGTTCACGACGGCAGCGACAGTCGTTTCCAGCACCGTGACCGCGACGGCCGTGGTCACTCAATCGGCAGCCTGAACCATGCAGCAACTCGAAATCGGCCAGACCTACCCAGAGGTCGTCATCAACGAGAACTCCGAGACGGTCCAGCACGTAGCGGTCTACGGCAAGAACCCAGACACGACCGCGGGACTCGTCTGGGGCTACTACGGAAGCGACGATGCTGGCGGCGCGGGTGCCGATGTCCTTTGGGGCGGATTCTCTATCGCAGGCGGCACCCTCGCGCTGACGGCGAGCGACGAGAACTACATGGTCGTCGAGATCGCCACTGGCGAGCCCAGCATGAGCGTCTCGACGACGAACTGGAACGACGACGCGAACTACGTCCGGGTCTACAAGATCGAGACCGGCACGCTTCAGGTTCTCGATGGCGGCGTCGAGGATCACCGCGCCGGCCCGGGCGGCGTTGGCGGCGGAGGAGGCGTCGGAGGAGGAGGCAGCGGAACGGTCACGCATACGGGCGGCAGCCTCACCGCGAATGCCGTCGTCCTCGGTGCTGGAACAGCCGACACGAAGGTCGCTGCGGGAGTCACGACGGACGGCACCTCGGCGCTGAATCTCGGCGTCGCAGGCGCCTCTGTCGGCAAGGTCGTCCTCGCGAACGCGACGAGCGGAACGATCACCGTGCAGCCGCCGACCGGCGCTCTCGGGACTGTGACGGTCACGATCCCCGCAGCGACCGACACGCTCGCGAACCTCGCCGGCTCGCAGGCGTTCACAAACAAGACGTACAACGGGAACACCTGGACCGCGGGGACCGCGACTCTCACCGGCACGGCCGGAAAGACGCTGGCATGGAGCAACTCGCTCACGCTCGCGGGGACCGATTCGACGACGATGACTTTTCCGCCTGCGTCGGCGTCGATCGGCTACATCAACATCCCGCAGAACTCGCAGAGCACGGCCTACACGACCGTCCTCGCGGACCAGGGCAAGCACATCCTGCACCCCTCCTCCGATGCGAACGCGCGCACGTTCACGATCGACAGCAATGCCAACGTCGCCTATGCGGTCGGGACCGCGATCACGTTCATTAACCAGACGTCCCAGGTCCTGTCGATCGCGATCACGAGCGACACGATGACGCTCGCGGGATCGACGACGACGGGAACTCGCTCGCTCGCGCAGAACGGCGTCGCGACGGCGATCAAGGTCGCGTCGACGTCCTGGATCATCAGCGGGACCGGGTTGACCTGATGGGCGCTCCGCACCAGGCCCTGCTGATGCTGGGCACCGTGACGAACTCCTACGCGGGAGCGTGGGGGCTCTATCACGTCCGGAAGGAGAACCCGCTGTATGGCGGTTCCGCCCTTCGGGTCCGTCGGAGCAGCGACAACGCGGAGCAGGACATCGGTTTTGTCGGGACTGCCCTCGACACGACGGCGCTCCTCGCGTTCACCGGCGCGGGCAGCGGGTTCGTCGTCAAGTGGTACGACCAGATGGGGCTCGGGCACGACTTCGGGCAGACCGCCACTGGCAAGCAACCCCGCATCGTCAATGCCGGCGTCTATGACACCTTCGTTCGCTGGGATGGAACCGACGACTGCCTGACCTCGGTCGTCACCAGCGGCACGCCGAGCGCGTTCACGGTCTTTGTCAATGGCTCGCTGCGCTCCACGTCGGGCACCTACATCGTGCTGGAGCATGGCATCAGCATCGGGACCAGCGGGCAGAACGAGATGGTCTACTACAACGGGAACGTCACCGCGAAGTCGACGATCATCGTCTCGGAGGGCGCCAACTATTACGGCGTGGAGTTCGGCGCTAACTTCAACGGCACGGTGCACACAGCTCGCGCCAACAGGGCGGCCGTGACCGGGCCCCTGAAGAACCGGCTCTACGTCTCCGGCGTCGAGGACACGACGGCGAACAACAATATATCCGGCGGGTCGCTTCCGACTGCGAACTACACGGCGCGGACGTGGAACATGGGGGCGCGGAACGACGGCGCGACGCTCGCGGCCCCGCTGCAGCTCGTCGGCTGCGCGATCTACGAAATCGACAAGAGCGACGCGGAGATCGCCGCGCTCTCGACGATCTTCGCCTGAGACATGACGAACCGCCGCTTCGATGACACCCAGCCGGCGCTCGAGCCGATCGACCAGATCCGCGACAGCAACTGGAACAAGCTCACCGAGGGCGAGAAGGCCGACCTCCTGCGCCGGCGGGAGGTGAAGGTGCTAGAGCATCTCGAGCATCTGGTCGAAGGCCAGGTCGCGGCACGGACGCACATCATCGACGTCATGTCGCCGATGCTCGAAGCGAACACGGCGGCCACTGCGCGGACGGAGGCGAAGGTCGACGCGAGCGAGGCGAAGCTCGACGAGCTGCTCGAGCGAACCGCGAAGCCTCTCGCGCTCTGGAAGGACATCGAGGGGACGACCGGGCTGATCGGCCGCGTCGCGACGTTCCTGAAGGACTCGGCATGGGTTGCCGTGCCGGTGGCGATGGTGCTCGGCGGCTGGCAGGCGGTCGTGGCCTGGATGAAGGCCGGCTTCCCGGGGCCGTGGAAATGATCGCCGGCCGCGTCATGCTGCGCGTCCTCGCGACGATCATCAGTCTCGCCAGCTTCGCCGCGATGGTCGCCTGGTACGGCTTTCTGCAGCCTTCGTGGCTCAGCTATCCGAGGGGCTCGACCTTCGAGCCGACTCGAGCCGAGTTCCGGCCCGGCGAGGTCGTGACGCTGAAGGTCTTCCGCTGTAACTCCTCCGACGAGCAGGAGATCTACCTGATCGCCGCGCGGCTGATACGCCTTGACCAGCCGGCGCCGCCCGCAGCGCCAACCGCGCCGGCCGTCCTGCCCGGCGCGCCGGTCCTCATCCAGCCGGGCTGCATGGAGGAGGCGAGCAAGGCGACGCGGCTCGCCGATGACACCGATCCCGGGACCTACTTCATCCAGGGCCTCTCGAAGGTCGACGGCCTCTGGCGCACCAGCCGCGTCGAGTGGAGCTCGGCGCCGTTTGTCGTGCCACCAGCGGCCAACGCGGCCTCCGCACCATAATTCCGGCTCATGCTGATCCGCATCGAGCGCCAACCGCCCCTTCCGGACGCGACGCTCGGCGCCCTCCTCATCGACGGAGAGCCTGTCCTCTTCACCCGCGAGGATCCGGTCCGCAGCGACCACGTCTTCATCCCCGGCGAATCCGCCCTCCCAGCAGGCCTCTACAACCTGACGCTGGCGCACAGCCGGCGCTTCTGCCGCCGGCTCCCCCTCATCATCTCGACCCAGCCGACCGTCGAGCGGCGCCGCGGATCGAACCGGCTCGGGATGTTCTTCCACCCCGGCGAGGACGATTCGCCGGACCTGGGCGGCGAAATTCTGTGCGGGATGTCATTGGAGGGCGAGGCCGTCTGCCGGACGGCGTTGGCGTTCGAGACCCTGTCCGCGATGATTCGCGCCGCGCTCGACCGCGGAGAGGCGATCGAGGTCGAGATCAACTGAGCGGAGGACCATGATGCCGGAGGCAGAAGGCAACACCGACCCGAAGCCCCCGATCGCAGCGCGAGCCGCGCGGACGGTCAAGACACTCCGCTGGTGGGTCGTCCTGCCGCTCCCGCTCCTGGTCATCGCCATCAACTCCTTCGGCCCGGACGGCTGGCGCGAGCCGCTGACCCGCCTGGTCTGGCTGTCCTGGGTCTGCGTCATCGTCGCGGCGGCCCATGGCTTCCGCAAGGCGCTCTTCAGCTACGCCGATCTCGGCGATGCCTGGGACAAGGCGCAGGAGTCCGCCACGGGCGCGGGAATCGCCTTCCTGGGCGTCTGCCTCGTCCTCGCCGCCCTGCTGATGGTCGTCAGCTCGACCGCCAAGGCGCAGGACGTCCGGACCTACGTGCCCCAGAACGCGAGGGTCCTCCTGCCCGAGCTCAAGGCGGTGCAGGCCGCCTACTGGCCGGACTTCCCGATGCCGTCCTACTTCGGAGCCCTGATCGAGCAGGAGTCCTGCATCAGCCTGACGCACTCGCGCTGCTGGAATTCGCGCGCGCAGCTGAAGACGGCCCGCGAGGAGGGCGCGGGGCTGGGCCAGTTCACCCGCGCCTACACCGAGAGCGGGGCCCTGCGCTTCGACGCGATCGCTGAGGTCCGCGCGCTCGATCCGAAGGGCCTGCGCGAGTTCACCTGGGCGTCCGTCTATTCCCGGGCCGACCTCTCGATGCGCGCGATCCTGGTCAAGTTCAAGGACTGCTTCCGCCGGCTCGAGCAGCAGACGCGCGCGCTGCCGGCCGAGCTGATCGCCTTCTGCGACGCAGCCTACAACGGCGGGCTCGGCGGCCTCCTCCAGGACCGTCGCCTCTGCGACCTCGACGCGGCCTGCGATCCGCTGCGCTGGTTCGGCCACGTCGAGCGCTTCAGCGCCAAGAGCCGGCAGAAGTGGCAGGGCTACGGCAAGAGCGCCTTCGCGATCAACCGCGAGCACGTCGAGAACGCGCTCGTCTGGCGCCGCCCAAAATACATCGCCGCCCTCGGCGCCGACCTGATTTAACGGGAGAGAAGCATGGCGAAGACATTCGACGATCTCGAGAACGCGGCCGGAAAGGTGACGACCGAGGCCGAGAAGAAGCTGGCCCAGGTCCTCGGCCCCTACGCGACCGCCGCGACTATGGCCGGCTGGGCTTTCGCGGCGATCCTGATCGCCTACGCCCTGCTGCTCTTCTCCGGCGGCGCCCTGGTCGGCGCCTGCCTGATGCTCGTTACGGCAGTCGTTCTCGTCTGGCTCGTCGCCCTGCTCCGCATCGCGCGGGCCGAGCTCGTCCGGTCCCCGGTTCCTCCGGGTGGCGCACCGACCGACTTCGTGGTCGCCCGCGACTGAGCCGATGGCTCGCGCGTTACCCCCGCCGCCCGTGCGCTTCGTCGACATCGACCTCACCGACAACGTCCCGCTGCCGCCCGGGCCGGGCTTTCGTCCGCTCGATGGCCGGAGCCAGATACTCTACGAGGGCGAGGACGGGCGCGTCCTGCTGGTTCCACGCGCGCCGCTGCGCGCGCCCTCGGCCTGGGGCGTCCTTTCAGGGTGGGGCGCATGAGCATCCTCGGCATCCTCGGCGGCGGCACGACCGGCCTCTGGGTGATCGGGGGCGCAGCTGCGCTGGCGGTCTCCGCGATCGGCGTGCAGACTTGGCGCCTTCACGAAACCGAGGGCGACCTCGCACAGGAGCGAGCCGTCTGGGCAGCGAAGGAAGCCGACCTCTCGCAGCGTGCCCTCGAGGCCGAGCAGCGCGAGCGGGCGAAGGAGCAGGCCTGGGCGAAGCGCTCAGAGGAGATCACCAATGTCACGACCGAAAAACTCGCCGCGGCTGAATCTGCCGCCTCTGCTGCTGTCGCTTCTGCTGCAGGCCTGCGCGAGCGCGCCCAAGCCCTTGCCGCCGCCGGTCGTCGTTCCTGCCGCAATCCCGCCGCTGCCGGCGGTGGCGCGTCAGCCCCTGACGCCCTCGGAATGTTTGCCGACGTGCTCGGAAAACTTGACGCTCGAGCGAGCCTCCTGGCTGAGCTCGCCGACAAGCGCGGCATCCGCGGCGAGGCCTGCGAGCGGTTCGTCGAGTCGCTGAGGGATCGCGCCGGCGTGGTCTCCGCGCCATGAGCGAGACCTCGAGCCGCTGGACATCGCGCAAGCTCCTCCTCGTCCTGCTCGTCCTGCTGCTGGCGACCTGGCTGCGCTGGATGAACCTGATCGACGCCTCCGACTGGAAGCAGCTCGCCGTCGCCGCGATGGCGATCTACGGCGCAGCAAATGTCGCCCAGAAGGCGACATCGAAGCCGGAGGTCATCTCGTGAGCGTCGGCAAGCGCGTCGAGTTCACGATCCGTGTCGGGGGCGACCGGCGCTTCTACGCGCATCTCGAGCACGGGAACGGCCGGATCGTCTGGACGGGGCCGCACGGCCGGGCCAGCCTGTCGTCCGCCGGCTCCCTCTGCGACTCGGCCTGGCGCGCCTTCTGCGAGCAGATCGACCCCGACCATTCCCTGCAATGGCCGCCGACGCCCTACTCGGCGAAATCCCTGCTCCCGCGAAGGCGCGTGTCGTGAGGGCCGCCAACTGGATCGGCGTCGCCGTCCTGGCGCTGCTGATGATCGCCGCCCGGGCGCTCGCCGTGCCGACTCCGAACGAGGGCGAGTGGGAGCAGAACTTCGACTACGAGAAGAAGGTCCGCCTCGACCGGATCGAGGTCGAGCTGAAGCAGGTCAACGCCGAGATCCAGCGCCTGGACGTCGAGCGTGGCGCCCTGCAGCGCGAGCGGGTCTGCACTGCCCGCGCTCCGCATGTCCGCGCGATGCGGGCCTGCGCCGCGCTGCGATAGACTGCGAACGGGGTCCGGCCTAAGACGGACTCAGAGGAAGGGCGAACCCCGCCCGACGGCCACTGTAGGCACCTGGGGTGGCAGCCGGAAAGACGGCTCCAGCCCCTACTTCGCAGACAGCCCGCCGGCCTCCGTCCCGCCGACGACGGCCAGAGGCACCCACGATTCAGCGCTGCCTGGCGCCGGCCGCTGCTGCTGGTCGTTGACGGCGAGGAGCAGCTGCTCGAGCGACGTCGCGCGATCGTTCGCGTCCGCCAGTAGCGCGTTCTGCTCCGTCAGGCGCTCCTCGGTCCGCTTGCGGATCGCCCGCTCGCGCGCAGCCTTGGCGTCAGCGGCGTTGATCTCCTTCTGCGCCTCAAGGCCGAGCGTCTCCATCTTGCCGCGCAGCATCGCGCACTCGCCAAGCAGACGCGCGTTCTCCGCCTTCGCCGCGTCTCGCTCCTGGGCGAGCCGCTTGGCGGTCGCGCGCAGCCGCGGCATGCGGATGCCGACGCCGAAGTAGTAGCGGCAGCCGAACCAGACGCAGCAGATCAGCAGGACCCCGCAGGCGCCCTGCCAGCCGGAGAGCATGGCCTTCGCGAGCCAGCCAAGCTCCTGGCAGTAGGCGAGGGCTTCGGTGCTGGTCATGTCGGCAGCTCCAGATCAAGGCTTGCGGGTTGCGTGTCTGCGCCGTCGGGGCGCTTAGCGAGGCCCTCCATCACCGCGCCCAGGCGGCGGCCGAGGTCCTCGAGGAGGCGCCGGTCATCCTGCAGGGAGTGCAGCTCGGTCGCCAATATCTCGAAGGTGTTGAAGCGCAGTCCGCAGGAGGGGTCCGTGCACTCGCGCCGGCGCCGGTTGCCGTCTCGCTTCTCGATCACCGCCGTCGCGGCCTGGCATTGCGGGCAGTTCATGGCCCGCCGATTGTCAGCGCCGAGGGCCCGGAACGCCGAGGGGATAGATCACGGCAGAGTCAGGGCGCCGGACGGGCGGCAGCAGGGGCGCCGAACCCAGACCGGAGCCTGCCAGCCCGCCAGAGGCGCAGGAGCCGGCAGGTCTCGCAGACGCAGCCGCGTGGGTAGCCGGGATCCGGCACCGGCGGCCATGTGCGGGGGAGCGGCTTCGACATGCGCGAATCATCGGATCAGCCTTGCACGCAGGCGACCCGCTTGTCCTCGGGCGAGGGCATTCCCGGCAGCACTTCACGATGAGCGGTTGCCCAGGCGATCGGGGCGGCTTCCAGAATCCCCGGGCGCCGATCCGGCGCTGCTAGGAGACAACGGGATGGAAGACGTCATCGAATCCGAAGCGCCTGCGGTGGCCGAGCTGTCCGACGCCGACCTCGCGCAAGCGACCGGCGGCGCCGGCCAGATCGACTGGTCGCAGACGACCGACGGCCAGATCGACTGGTAGCAGCACCCGAGGGCGAGACAAACGCGCTCGCCCTTCGCGCGGCCGCAGTCGGGATGATTGCAGGCCGTGCTCATTTCTTCTCCCCTGTGGCCTGCTCGGTGGGGGCCCGGAAGATGGCGGCGATTCGCTCGAACGCTTGTGCCATCGCTTCCCGGCGCGTCTCGGATGAGGGGATCCAGAACGTCACGGCCGAGCGGTCGTCGTCTTCGGGCGGGTGGTGCAGCATGGGCGACGAGTGCAGGATCAACTGCGCGGCGATGTAGGCCCGGCCGGTGTTCGACACCTTCGAGACGCGCACGACCTCATCGGTCAATTCCTGGCTGTAGACGTTGATTCGCATGTCAGTCTCCGGGGGTGGCCTGCTCGGTGGGTGCGAGGGCGGCGCGAAGGCGTTTGCCGACGACCGATGCCGCGACCCGCAAGCCGCCCGGATGGCCCTTGTCGTCGCGCAGACCTTCCGCCCAAGTGGCAGCAACTTCCGCCGCCTCCCGTAGCGCATCTGGTGCTGCTCCGCTCCCTGTGTCCAGCGGGCCAAGGATGCTTTGCAACGCTTCCACGGCGGCCATAGGCATCGAGTCCCGGTGCTGACCGAGCCATGCGTAAACAAGGTGCTGAAGGCGCGGGTCTGCGCTCCCTGTGGGGATGGGGGTCATGAGGGCTCTCCTTCATCTGACCGAGCAGTGGCGGTGTTCCCTGACGCGGCTGACGATTGCTCTGCACGTTCGATGTAGCGGAGCGCCGTCTGATGCCGCGATTCGCCGGGATACTTGTTCCCGACCGCATAGAGCAATTCCTCGTAGAGCGCGCGATAGTCTCGGTCTCCATCAGCCGGCCGCTGCACCGCTTCGCCAGCGCGCTCGATGGAGTCGCGGAATCTCTCTAGGCCGACTTCGACACACATGCCACGCAGAACGCTTTGATAGATGCCCGCCTCATCGAGCGCCCGCATGATGGCGTCATGGACCGCCCCATCAGCCGCCTCGGGACTCTTGCCGGCGCGCTCGGTCGGATGAACATCAGGATCGGCTGGCGCCTCGTCTAGAGGGGGAGCGGCGTACATGGGCACGAATTCGTAGAAGCGGTCATTCGGCTGCACGGGCGGCAGATCGGTAACGCCCCACTTACCTTTGACGCTCTTGTGCCGATACCGCCACGCCACCGGCTCGGGCGAGGGGGCAGGCGGTGTACGGGATAGGGTGGCGCGGCCGTCCGTTGTCATCTTGCCGCGAGCCAGCATCCACACGTCATAGGCGGCGGGCTTGTGGCCCGTCAGCCTCTCGCATTCGTCGTAAGCCGCGTAGAAGGCTTTGCGCTCCTGCTCGTCCGTCAGCGCCTCTTCGGCTGTCCTGGGGGTGGGGTCGTTCATGTGGTCCTCTTCTCGGTGATTCGCGAGGTTTTCGGCCAGCGCCAGCATGTCCGCGTCGAGCCGGGAGACTTCCTCGTGCAGCGCTTCTGCCGCGCGCCCGAAGTCGATCGCGTAGTCGATCGCGTAGTCGCGGCCGATCTGCTCAAGCGAGTCGGCCATCTCAGTGCTGCATCACATCGGCCGGCGCGCCGTCGACCAGGGCCACCACCAGGGTCTGCTGCGGCTCGTCCGGCGGCAGCAGGCAGAGCGAGACCTCGCAGTCGATCAGCATGCAGAGCTTGCCGAAGTCCCGCTCCTTCAGGTTGCTGGCCTGGGCGGTGAGCAGGATCTTCACCGAGCCGCCCTGCAGCGCCTCGACCTGGAAGGACTTCACCTTGCAACCGTCGAGCTCGACGATCGAGTCCTTCCGGCCCGTGCCGATGTCGAAGACGACCGTGTAGCCGGTCAGCTCGTCGTCCAGACGGATCGGCTGCAGGCCCTCGACGCGCAGGAGCGGGGTCGGGGAGACAGCGTCGACGCCGTCCAGCAGCGGCTGCTCCGGCCCGTCCTCGTGCTCTGCCGTATAGAGGGCGTGCCGCAGCTCGGGCTTCAGCTGGTCGAGCAGCGTGTTCGGCGCGGTTATCTCGAGGCGGAGGTCGACGGCGGGGACCTTGGCCTTGCCGTGCTTCTCGCTCCGCGGGTTGACGTTGACGAGGAGGGCAGGCGTCGGGTCGAGGAGGGCGAATTGCTTCATCGTTTGGCCTTTCGGGGCGTGGGGGAGAGGGCGTCAGAACAATTCTTGCGTGTGCTCGCAGCGCGGCAGCGCGTCGTTGCTGGGCGCGCGCTTCTGGAAGGCGATGCAGACGGTCCGGCCGTCGGGCAGTTCGCGCCATTCCTCGGCCTCGTCGCGATAGGAGGCGTTCAGGATCGGGCAGTAGTCCTCGTCGGTGGCGTCGCGGCCTTCTTCGTGGCAGGAGCCGTTCATCTCATTGTCCTTGGCGCACTCGCAGCACCAAGCTTCCTGGAAGCACATGCCCTCGGTCCCGTTGCTTGGCATGTAGCGCTCGCCCGGCAGCGGGCCGGCCATCGGAACGTAGTCAGCCATTCGCCCGCTCCTCGCCTTGTGCGTCGGATACGCGGAGATCGGAGAGGATGCGGTCGCGGCGCTCGCGCAGGGCGTTCAGCAGGACCTTGCACGGCCCGTTCACCGCCTCCAGGTCAAAGGATCGCCAGTCGTCCAGCAGCTTCCACATCGGCTCTGCCGCGGCATGCAGCCGCGCCAGCGCGGCATCCTCGGCCATCCGCTGCCGAGCCCTCTCCCGCTGCTCGGCGTCGACCCGGGCGTTCTCTTCGGCATCTGCGGCCGCCTGGCGCACGCGCGCCGCTTCGGCGGCCTCTGCCTCGCGCCGGTCCAGTTCGGCGCGCTGGGCGTCGATCTGGGCCTGCTGGCGGGCGTTTTCTTCGCGCTGGGCGGCGAGCCTCTCCGCCTCCCTGGCCACATTGGCGAGCGCCTCCTCTGCGACAGCCGACAGGCGGCGGTTCTCCGCCTCCCGTTCTGCGGCCCGGCGTGCGGTCTCGACCCGCTGCTCCTCGGCGAAGGCGGCGCGCTGCCGGTCGATCTCGGCCTGGGCTGACTCGAGCGCCTCCTGCTCGCCGATCTTCACTCCCAGCATCTCGAGCATGGCGCACTTCGTCTCCTGCGCCTCGATCTTCAGGTCGCCGAAGGAGTCGTCGACCGGCTCGTTCTCCAGGTGGCCCCGGATCTCGCGCAGCATCGCCGCGCTGATTCGCACGCCCGGGGCCGACGGAGGGACGGAGAAGACCTCGACGATGCGGCGGCGGATCGCGGCGATGCGGGCGGCCTCCTCCTGGAGCCGCTGCTGCCGGATCGCCTCCTTCCGCGCTTCCTCGGCCTTGATCTGCGAGTCGTAGGCGTCCTCGCCGAGGCGCAGGCGCTCCTCCAGCGAGGCGGCGAAGGAGTCGATCCGCCGGCCGAGTTCCAGCACGGGCGCCTTCGCTGCCTTCCGGGCCTTCTCGACAGCGATGCGGGGATCGCGCCAGGCGCGCCGGGCCTCGACTGCTTGATCCATTCCCGCGGTCGTCGCGACTTCGCAGACGACGTCCTTCGGGTAGCGCGCCTCGAGGTCAGCCATCCCGGCCTCGATGTTGTCGAACTTGAGGACCTCGCTGCGGACGGCGTCGAGGCTGATGGTGATGTCGGTACTCATTGGCAGGCGGGGGCTCCGGTGTAGAAATCGGCGAGGCAGTGCACGCATTGAGACCCTGCGGGCGCAGGCTCGAGCGGGCAGCCCTTCAGCATCCAGCCCGGGTCGCCGAGGTCGCGGATCGACAGGTGGTGATCGCAGAGCAGCAGGCGCCGGTCGCTGGCTTCGATGACATTCCAGACCGCTGGAAAGAGCGCCCCCCGGTCCCAAGCGGGCGCCGCGTCGTTCGCGGCCTCGACGGAGGCGTGCACCTTCTGCAGATACCGCTTCGTTCGATGCAACTGGAGCAGGCTCAGCCCCAGGACGGCGAGGGAGGTCAGCGCGATCGCGCCGGCGATGTAGGAGAGGATCATGCTGGCTGCCCTTTCGGTTTGGTGCGCCGCAGCGCCTGGTCTTCGTTCGTGAAGTGGAACGAAACGCCCCACTCGACGGTCGCGTAGTCGATGATCTTCTCGGTGAATTCGGAATAGGCGCGCACGCCCAATTCCTCGGTGCTCTGGCGGATGCGCTTCGGCATCTGCTCGCGCTTCGGCTGTACGAGGCGGCCGAGCGTCTTGTCCCACTTCGGCGGGACGTCGACCATCTTCCAGACGTCGGGCAGGAAGAGGTTCCGGAAGTAGTCTTTCCAGATCGCGACCGTGTAGCGGTGCCCCTCGATCGCGACCTGCTCGCTGACCTGAACCAGGACGACGCCGTGGAGGAATTTCCGCTGCTTGACCGTGATCGGCTCGAGCGCTTGGCGGCACTCGATCAGCGCGTTCTGGCCGTTGGCGATGATCGCCTTCGCGTGGGCGTAGGCCTGCGTCGCCGCAGCGTGGGCGTCGTCTGGCGAGAAGCATACGGCGCTGAACTCGTCGTTCATCGCGGCCCCCCGAAGGGGGAGAGCCGGGTCGCTATAGACGACGACGCGAAGCGGGGGACGAGGCATGCGAGCGCGGTGTCCGATTGACCCTCGTCCGGCTGGCTCGCACGCCGACCGGAACCATGACCTGCACTCCCGCGCTCAGTAGCGCGGTTAGCCCCCCTTGGGGTGTATTCGGGAATCATACTCATGGAAGCCGCAAGATCTCGGACCAGTCCTTCGGCGGCGGGAAACTAATCGCGCTAGAGGGCTCCTCATCGATCCAGATAAGCTGCTCGTTTGACCAGACTCTCCGGATGCCGCTGAACGGGACCGCTGGCAAGTCCAGTAGCACGTCCACGCCAAACGTGAAGAGCGTTCGATCCGCAAGCGGGCGCACCGGCATGAGCACGCGGCCAATGCCGCTGGAGAATCCCGCAGGCGCAATGCCTGATGCGAGGATGCCGGCGAGGAGATTGCGGCGCGAAATCATGGCAGGTCTACCTCTGCGCCGAGCTTCGACGCCACGAAGGCCCGCATCGCTGCGATCAGCAGCGTCGGCCCGTAGTGGCCCCAGGTCTGAAAGCCGCCTTCCGAGCCAGGCAGGGGAGCGAGCGTCCAGGCGTACCAGGGCTGAGCATCTGGCGTGGTGCTCGCCTTCAGCGTGATCCGCGCACCGTCGATGATCGGCCCGCCCTGCGCCCAGTCCGTCGACGGCCGCCAGTCCGCTTTGCGCTCCGGCTGGCTGCTCACCGGCGCGGTCCTGCACGCGAGCGCGACCGCAGCGTCGAGCCTGCGGCCGGAGAGGTCGGCGGTTTTGTGCTTCATGCGACCGTGACGACGAACGCCATGTCAAGCTCGGTCACCGTGAACGAATCGCCCTCATACAGGCGGGCTGACGCGGCGGTCACTAGCTCGCGCTCCTCGCTGTCCTGCACGACGAGCGACAACTCGACAACTCCGTTGACGATCGATCCGACCCGGACCACCAGCGCCGCGCCGCGGAGCGCGTCCTTGTTGCCGGCGAGCATCTGCTCCCTGAAGTAGCGGGAGAGTTTTCCGCCTTGGCTCATGGTTTGGCTCCCTCGACTGAATACCCCAGGTGCTCCAGCGCGATCAGCACCTCTCCGGCGGAGTACCGATAGCCGCGCCACAGCTTTACGCCGTGATCGGCTTGATTCGCGTCGGAGGCGGCTTTCGCGCGCAGGGCCGCTGCCCGTCCTTGCGCTGCCGGGATCATCATGTCTGCGCCGGCCTGCGCCCAGAGTTCGACAGCGAGCGCCTCGCTCAGCGCCCGCCATTGCTTGTATTCCATGCTCATGCTGCTGCCTCCATTCGGACGAGCTCTGCCACTTCCTCGCGAACCTCGTCGAGGAAGACGGTGACCTCTGCGGCGAGGCGGTCGATGTAGGCCTGGTCGCGCGGGACGCGGATGATCTTCAACTGCAAGCGCTCGGAGAACTCCGGGTTGTACGAGCAGAAGCTCCAGACCTTGCGCTGGCAGAGCCAGAGCCCACCCTGCACCTGCGCGACGTACTCGGCCGGGACCTTGCCTGAGCGCAGGACGAACAGGTGCGCGGCGGGCTGCGGTGACTTGATCTCGAGCCCGCCGTCGACGGTCAATCCGTCTGGGCTCGCGCCAGCCTCTAGTACCGCATGGCGAACGAAGCCGACCTGCGTCACCGTCTCGCCCGTCTCGATCTCGTAGGCGAGGCGCGCCGCAGGCTCCCGCTCTGTTCCTTGCCTCGTCGCGAAGGACTCGAAGCTCTGCGCCTTCCGGCCCGTGATCCGCTCGAGCACCAGCTTCAGCCGCAGATTGCGCCGGCTCGTGCTCTCCTGCGTCTTCGAGCGCGACTCGGCGATGATGTCCTGGAAGCAGGAGGCCGTGGCAAGGCCCAGGCGGGCCTGCATCCAGGCATCGGTCCCCTGCTCGACGTCGATGATCTTCACGACTCGCCTAGCGTGGAGCGCAGATAGGCGGCGACGTGCCCGTCGATCTCTGGGCGCCCGCGATCATCGACGCGCACGTTCAAGCGCAGCTCCGTGCGGCCCCCACCTTCTTTGATCGCCATGTTTCCGATCGTCGGATCGTCCGGGCTCGGAATCCAGCGAGCGACGCCGGCCACGATGGCCCGCAGGAAAAGATCGCGCGGCGATTCGTTCAGTCGCCCGCGCTCAGCCGAAGCCTCCCAGCGCGCGTCCCAGGCCTCGGGCGTCATCATCCCGAACTGCGGCTCGCCGAGGCCGCGGTGGCAGAGCGAGACCATTTGCTCGAGCATCTCGCCGAGCGTCAGCTGCTTCGTCTCGCGCCCGTACTCGTCGAGCACGTTGCAGTTGCCGCGGCCGTCCGTCTCGATGACGTATCGCCTCACGCCTGCCCGCCGAGCGAGTCGTCGCCGAAGGTCGGCCCCTCGCTGGCGCTGCTCGTCGTGTTCGGATTGATCACCACTTGCTCGCCGGAGGCGGCGGCCGCCGTCGTCGAAGCCGCGGCCTCCGCGCGCTTCTCGTCGGCCCGCAGCGCGATCCCCTTCAGATCGTCGAGGCTGAACTTCAGCAGCTCGCGCTCGACCTTCGTCGTCTGGCCGCCGTTCTGCTTGTCTTTGAACCAGGCCGCGAAGGCGTCGCGGCCATCGCCTGCGGCTTTCTGCGCGGCGTCGAGCAGTTCCTTCGGCACCGCGGGCGCTGCGCCGGCGAGCTGATCGAGCGGAGTCGGCGCGGTGCCCTCGGCCGGCAGGTCCATGACCTCCTCGGCCATCGCCATCCCTTTGAGGACGTCGGCGAAGACGTCCCGGAGCGCGAAGGCGCGGGCCCGCATCTGCTTCATGCGCTTCGGACTCGTCGACCAGGGGCCGGCCTTGCCGAGCAGGTCGGCCTTCTTCGCATCGGCGTCCGAGAACTTCCGGACCTGCTCGACCTCGCCGCGGCGCTTGACCTGGCAGAAGGCGGTCCCTGCGGCGTCCTCGGTTTCGACGATGTACTCGCAGAGCGGCGAGTTGCGAACGAGCGCGATCATGGCGTCGCCCCAGAGCGACGGGCGGCCATTGATGACGGAGAGGTTCTGCATCGCTTGCAGCGGCTTCAGCCCGATCTCGTGGCCCCACTGCACGGCGACCAAGACGTTCCCGGGCTTGCCGCGATAGTCTTTCGGGACGTACTCGCTAGATGCGAGCAGCTCGGCCAACTGCATCGCCTCGTTCAGGTTCCTCGGCGTCAGGTTGAACGTCTCGCCGCGCTGAGCGATAGCGCCCTGCTGCAGGTGCCCATCGCGGCCGCCCTCGCTGCCGATTCGCACCTCTGTCACTTCGTTTCCCATGTCGTGCTTTCTTCTGTGCCGGCTGGATGGCCGCCGGCTTCGCCGATTACTTTCGCCCGCTGATCGCGCGCAGGAACCGCTGCCACCAGGAGAGCCGCCGCACGATCCGGCTCGGCTCGAGCGCTGCCGGCCGCGTCTTGTGCGTGTCGACGCGGTGCAGCATCTCCTGGCGGTCGTCGAGCTCGCGGGTCATTTCGCGTCCGTCACTCTGAAGCACCCGCAGAGCAGGAACGGGATCCAGGCCCACCCGTAGTGCTCGGTGGCGACCAGATAGGTGCCGGAGGCAATGCAGGCGACAACGATCAGGACAAAGCCGACGATCGCGCTCATACCAGCGTCCCTAGCGATTTGTCGCCGACCGTCCACGCAGGCGGCATCGGAATCGCCTGCTGCGTGGGGCGCCATAGGTGCAGACAGTAGGAGTGGTTCGATATGTTCTCGCTCGCCGGCGGGTGCAGTTGCATGACAGCGTCCTCGGCAGCCCAGAAGATGCCTTTGACGTGGCACATCTCCTCCCAAGTCGGGCAACGATGCGGCAGGCAGGCGATATCGATCTCGCCCGAGTCGTCGCGACCGTCGCTGGCGATGATCTTCAGCGGCGCGCGTTCGCGACGGTCCGGCGAGGCGATGAAGAATGCGCCGAAGTTGTCGCCGTCTCGCGAGGCGAACCTTCCCGTCATGATCCGGCCGCGGTCTGGGCAGTGGAAGCTCATCGGAAGATCATCCAGAGCGCCCCGCCCAGAAGCCAGGGCAGCGCGACGAGGATCGCCGTGTAGATGTAGCGGGAGCGAGGTTCGCGTTTCATGGCAGCTCGACCTCCCCGCCGACCTTGCTGGCGGCGTAGGCGCGCATCGCGGCGATGAGAGGAGTCGCTCCCTGCGCGTCTACGAGTGGCCGACTCCAATCGCCAGGGACTCGCGGCAGCATGGCGAACCAGCAGTCGCGCGACTTGTCGAAGTGGGTGCCGATCCGCTCGCGATCGATGATCGGGCCGCCGTGCTGCCAGTTCGTCGACGGCGCCCACTCTAGGAATACCGAGGCGATGGAGCCTACGAATGTCGCTGCGGCGCGCTTCCCGGCTACGTCGAGCAACTCGCGCCCTTCGGCCTTCGCCACTGCTGCATCGAGCAGCGCCCCTTCGAGGTCGGATACCTTGTGCTTCATGGCGACTCCGCCGGGTTGTCGAGCGTGTAGTGCTCGACCGTGAAGAGCCAGCCGTTGTCCTCAGGCGATTGCTCGGCCGTTCTGATGATCGCTTGGCCGTCGCGGGTCTGGATCTGCTGGCCGATGGTCGGCTCGGTCATCTGCCAGTAAAGCGTCTCGCCAATTTGGACGCGCGGCGTCATGGCTGCTGCTCCGTGGCCATCGGAGAGACGAGCATCAGGACGACGCAGATCGCGCCCAGAATCAACGCCGGGAGCCGCCCCATATATGGCGCAAGCAGCGTCACGCTGCAGAGGCAGAAGAACTGGCGCTGGCTCACGACAGCCACCAGGGCGAGTGCCGCACCGCCCAATCCGTCGCCCAGACGATCAGGGCGAAGACGGCGAGCCAGCAGAGGCGATCGATCCAGGCGCTCATTTCGCCCGCCTCAGCTGCTGCGGCTTCGCTGCCTCTGCCTCGGCCTGCGCCTTCTTCTGCGAGGGCGGGACGAAGCCGAAGCGCGCCCAGGTCGCCGCGATGTCGGGCGCCGTCGTCGTCAGCGGAACATAGGGCCGGGACGGATCGCTCGGGACGGCGATCTTCGCCTTCACTGCCTTCGCGAACTCGCGCGGGGCTTTGAACGGGTCCGGCTTCTTCGCTGCTCGCTTCTTCGTCGTCATTCTGTCCTCCGGTGTTGCTCGGGTGCGTGCTCGTTCCAGATCCGCAGGTCCGGGTCGAGGTCGAACTGCTTGGCCTTCAGCGCAGCGAGCGCATCGTTTCCGCGCCACCAGACGCGCTGGTCGTCGCTGAACTCGAAGTCCCAATCCATGCGCTTGAGGTCGGCGATGTAGGCCGCGATCCGCGCTGCCTTCAGCCGCTCGGTCTCGGCAGCGACGAGGCGGCGGGCGTCTTCCTGGCTGCTCATGCTTCGATGACGATCATCGCCGGCGAGGAATAGCGTCCGTTGTGATACTCATCTACGTATGGCGGTCGCACATGCACGCCATCCACGTCGCCGGGCGCAATCCCGTCGTCACTGCCGATAAAAACGTCCAAGTCGCCGTACTTCTGCATGAGTCCAGCGAGAGCATCACGCAACTCTGACGCCTTCATATCGCCCGCTCCTGAACACGCCGGCCGCGCCGCTTGGCGTCCTTGTTCATCTCCAGGAGCATCCGCATCTCGGCGATCTTCCGGACCCTCGGGTCGTTCCGCCACTCGATCGCGCCGCCGATGACGATCAGCGCCTCGAGGCCGAGCGTGACGGCGAGGATCCACCAGGCGACGAGGTCGCCGAGGCGGAAGCCGATGTCGTGCAGGCGGTAGCCGATGAGGGCTAGCGTCGCGGCGCTAAGGATGAAGACGAGGGCCTTCATTGGAAAACCTCCTGCGAGCCAAGGGGCAGCAGGGCGCAGTAGAGCCGGCCCTGCTCCGCGATGTAGTCGACCGCGCGCACTTTGCCGCGCATTTGAACCATGCCGCCGCCAGCAGGGAAGACGAGCAGGATAGTCACAGCACGACGCGGCCGGAGCAGGGCCTGCCCGGGCTGCTCCGGGTCTGCGAGCAGGTCGAATCCAAGCAGGCCGGGATCGGGCAGCCCGATCTCGATTTCCTTTGGGTTAAATCGCTTTGTGGTCGGACGGATCTCCTTATCGCTGGCCATGCTGAACCCGCCCAGCGGCCCGAGACAATGGAGGCGACTCTTCTCGACCAGGAACGCGCGCGTCCCCTCGAAGCGAAAGCGTTTGCCGATGCTCATGCCTTCGCCTCGTGCATCCTGTCCTCGGCCCGCTGCAGCGCGGAGAGGAGGCGCCGGCCGTGGTGAGCTCGCAGCGCGGTCAGCTTGTCGCCGAGCGCCTTCGCCTGCTCGACCTCGTTCCCGCTGCGGCCGCGCGGATCCAGCCGGCCGCCGAGGGCCTTCAGGACGAGCAGGCTGTCGGAGACGCCGAGGTCGAAGACCCAGCGCGGCGCGAGCCGGATGTCTGCCGGGCGGTCCTCCGGCTCTTCGATGTGCTCGGGCGCGTTCATTGCGCCTCGCCGCGCATCTGGTCGTCGAGCATAAACGCCGTGACGTCCGCCGGCTGCCTGTCGAAGCGCGCCAGATCCGAGCGCGGCCGGATGACGGTCCAGCCGCCGGAGATCACCGTCACCGCGCCGCGCTTGTCGACAGTGTGCCGGCGATCGGTGATGTCGAGCCGCTGGGCTGTTGCGCGCAGCAGGCGGCGGGCTTCGAGGTCATCGCCGAGGGCCTTCGAGGCTGCCTTGATGCTGGCGATGCCGTCGGGGGTCAGGTAGTAGGGAAGGTTCATCTGGGTTTCCTCGTCAAGTGTTGCGGGGACGAAAGGTATTCGGCGCTTGCAGTCAGGTCTTGAGGGCAAGCGCACTTAGCGATGTAGGACGCAGGGGCGGGCGTGCGGGAATGCTCACGCGGCAAGGAGGACATCTAGGCCGATGCGGGGGTTGGGGGTGGCGCTCATGCGGACTCTCCTTTTTTCATTTCTGCGAGGGCGCGCTCTGCCTCGACGCGACGGATGCGCTCGGCTGTGGCCGCTTCCTGCCATGAGGAATAGCCATGCGGCCCCCACGTGGCGGCGCGCAGGCGCGCAATCTCCGCCCACAACACCAGCGGGTCAGATTCGTTCGGGTTGATGCCCCCCAACGGGGCGGGCGCCAGGATCGCGTTGACAGCGACTTGATGCGCGGCGGCTCGTTTGCCGTATCGACTGCTCATGATCTGTTCACGCGGCGAGCAAACGCGCGCAGCCATCGGCCACGGCTTGCCAATAGGCGACTTGTTCGGCGCTTAGACGCGCGTCATTCATGTGGATGAGCGCGGCACCAATGCGGCCCTTGATGTACTTCGGGTCGGCGCCGACGTAGAGGGCGACCGTCTCTGCTGCGTTCATCTCTGCTCTCCCGGGCCACTGACTAGCGACCCAAATGGTTGTTGATCGATTCAGGCGATGCGGACGCAGGGCTCGCCTCCACCGTCGTAGGCTGCGCCGATGGGGCAGGACTTTGCCCACTCGCAGAAGTCCTCGTCGTGATAGTTCGTCTCCAGCATCTCGGCGAGCGAGAAGGTGCCGAGGTCGGAAACGTCGAACCGGGGGGACTCGGTCAGCGCCGAGGCGGGGACGACAACATCGACCGCGTCGCCCCAGACTTGCATGTGGTGATTCCCGTCGCTGTCGCTGCCGGTATACCCGGAAACGCGCGGATCGATCTTGCGAGCGGCGGCAAAGAGGGCAGCGCGGCGCGCCGGGTCGGCGATGAGGGCCGCGTCGAACTGGGTGCGTTGCTTGGTCATGTCGGGCTCCGGTTTGGGCTGGTTGACAGGAGCGACTTTGCCACCGTCTGCGCTTGCATGCAAGCCCTTTCGCACGATTTTATGGAATTATTTCGCGCCTCCCCCTTGCAGGGGCGCAAGCTAGCGGGCAGAATCGCCGGCCATGAAGATCGAAACCGCATTGAAGAAGGCCGGCTCCGTCAGCGCGCTCGCCCGGGCCTATGGGCTCAAGCGCCAGGCGGTCCAGGGCTGGATGAAGAACGGCTGGCCAGAGGCTCGCATCGACGAGCTCCGCAAGCTCCGGCCCGAGTGGTTCCCGCGCTCGCGGCTCACGGCGCCGCCGACATGACGGCCGCCGCAGCTGCCGCCGCGCTGATCCTCGAGCGCTGGGAAGCCGGCCGGCGCTTCTATCCCTTCCCGATCGATCCCGTCCGAGGCGCCGAGTGGCCCCCGGGCTGGCACCCGACCCCGCTCGATCGCCCGTATCTGGCATCGCCCGCCCAGATCGCCGCCCTGGCCATCACCCGAGCCAACGCAAACGCCCTGCAGCACAAGGCCGGGCCGCTGTCGAAGCGGCGGACCCCTTTCAACGCGGGCTGACCTGCGCTATGCTCCGATCTGTCCGCTGCTGGCACGGTGGAGGCACGAGGCCCTCGGCTTCTGCTCTCAGCCCTTCGATGGGCAGCCTGTGCCAGCAGGGAGAGCAGAGACCGAGGGCCTTTGCTTTTCCGGGACTGGCTGGTGGCCGGGCAATGAAAGCAACGGCGGCCCCAGCGAGAAGCGCTACCGGTGGCTCAGGGTCTGCGACAGCGCGCAGGGGGGTGGCGAAGCTAGCGCCCTCGACCCGAACGGCTGGCGGGCGAGCGATTCCTGAACGGATGATCTCTGAAGGTTCCCGGCTAAGGCTGGGACCGCTCAAGCCTGCCCGGAAAAGGGGAGAGCAAGAGATGAGCAAGGGCTTCAAGGGTCCTCGATTCGAGACGGATATCTCTCGTCGGATGAATCGAGGCGAGTCGATTCCGGCGTGGCGGCCGACGGACATGACGCCTCCGCCTGAGAAGCGCGCGCCAGACCCTCCGCCGCCCCCGCTCGACGTTATCCCGATCAGCGCAGCAGAGGCTCGGGCAGTGGCCATCGAGATCAACGAGTGGGCCAAGACCGGCCACGGCGAGATCGAGACCTACCAGATCCGCTTCCTCTGCCAGTGGGTCCTGCGCGTCACGCGCGGCGCCGAATGAGCGAGACCCTCGACCTCTTCGGAGACTGGCTCGACGCCGAGGCCTGGGCCGGCTTCGTCGCCTCTCGTAAGATTCTCAAGAAGCCGATGACGCCGCGCGCCGAGAAGATCATCCGGCAGAAGCTCCTGGACATGAAGCTCCGCGGGCTCGATCCGAACCAGGCGCTGGACAATTCCGTCGAGTGGGGCTGGGCCGGCGTATTCGATCCGAAGCCGCAGGAGCGCAAGGCGAACGGCGTCGTCCTGTCCTTCCGCGAGCGCGACGCCGCCCTGGTCCGCGCCGACGCTGCCCGATGGGGCGGAGGCCGGGCTGCTGAGAAGCCCAGCGCAGAGATCATCGACATGGAGCCGACTCATGGCCGACTTGACCACGATTGAGATCATCCACGCCCGCCTCCTCGCGCGCTATGGCTCGGCCTGGCGGGCAAAGTGGGCCGGCGTCGACGCCGAGGTCGTTCAGAAGGACTGGCAGAAGGAGCTGACCTATTGCCCGGCGCACTCGATCGACTACGCGCTCGAAAACCTGCCGCTCGACTTCCCGCCGACGGCGGGCCAGTTCCGGGAGATCTGCCGCCGCGCGCCGCCCGCGCCGGAGACGCTGCCGCTCCTCAAAAGCAAGCCGGTCGTCCCAGACCGTCGCCGCCTCGCTGCCGAGCTCCAGCGCCTGCACGACATGCAGAAGGACCGGACGCCCCGCGCATGGCTGGACGATCTCCTCGCGAAGCGGGCTGCCGGCGAGCGCCTCAGCGCGGCGCAGCTGCAGGCGATCGCGCACGCCCAGGCGAATCCTCCTCCGGACTCCGCCGCCGATCGCGCGAAGCTCGAGGGGTCGATGCGGATGACGGCCAAGCGGGTCGCCGACTACCTGAGCGAGCATCTATGAGCGGGCGCAAACCGACGACAGTTCGTGACAGATTCGACGAGAAGTGTCGCCCCGACCCTTCGGGCTGCATCGAGTGGACCGGCTGGAAAAACCAGTACGGCTACGGAGGCTTCTACGACGGAACGCGCGATGTCTTGGCGCATCGCTGGCTCTACGAGCAAACCGTTGGCCCCATTCCTGCGGAGATGAACGCCTGCCACCGATGCGATAACCCGGGCTGCGTAAATCCGGCGCACATCTTTATCGGGACGCAGCGCGACAACCTGCGGGACGCGAGCAGCAAGGGTCGTGTGAACAAGGAGATCAAGTTGCGAGGAGAGAAGCACCCCAACGCAATCTTGACGAACGATCTCGTCCTTCTAGTCCGCCGCCTCTTCGCGCAGGGGCATCGTCAGTCCGATATCGCAAAGGAAATGAACATGACCAACGACCACGTCTATCGCATCGTCCGCAACAAATCCTGGAAGACCGTCCAGCTCGGGTTCACGCTCATCGAGCTCATGATTGTGGTGGCAATTATTGGCATCCTCGCCGCCGTCGCGCTCCCTGCGTATCAGGACTACACCGTCCGAGCCCGAGTAACCGAGGGCCTATCCCTCGCAGCAGCTGCGAAGGTCGCCGTCTCCGAGAACGCCTCGAGCGGGTCCAGCGATCTCGGCTCGGGCTGGTCTGCGCCAGGCGCGACCACGAACGTCGCAAGCGTCACGATCGCGCCGACGACAGGGCAGGTCGAGATCACCTACACGCCCAAGGCCGGCGGCGCGACGGGAGCGAATACGATCATCCTGGCGCCCAGCTCGGCATCGGCTCCTCTTGCCGCGGGCACGGTTCCTCCGTCGTCGGTCGATTGGTCCTGCTCGGGCGGGACGCTGGCGCCGAAGTTCCGCCCTGCGCAGTGCCGGCCATGAAGCTGTGGCAGGCCTACATCGCGATCGGCGCTCTCCTGGCAGCGGCAGTCTTCGGGGCTTCGGCGCTCCCGAGCCTGTCGGTGCCGAGCGTCTGCGGCACGACGACCGACCCGGGCGTGGTTGCGGCCTGCCACGATCTGGCGGCGGGCGGCCATGAGTAAGGCCGAGGCGAACCGCCTCCTCGCTCTCGCGCGTGACGGGGAGGACATTTCGGGCGCGCTGATCGCTCGCGCCCTGCGAAGCACCGGCGACATCTCGAGCCGGATCGGCAGGCCGGCGGATCATGTTCCGGCGCCGGGGCCCTACGACTGGCTCCTTCCGTCCCAGGTGCTGCAATGAGCGTCCCGAAGCGCAAGCCAGCGGGGGCGGCATGAGCTACGACATGCGTCTCGTGATCGACACTGGCGGCGAGTATCCGGCCTGCGTCACCGGCGATTACCGCAATCCAACCTACAACCTAGCGCCGATGTTCCAGCGTGCGCTCGGATGCCCGCTCCGCGATCTCGATGGCATGACCGGGGCGCAAGCGGCGCCGATTGTCGCGACAGGCCTGGAGCGGATGCGAGTCGACAAGGCGGGCCATGAGGCCCTGAATCCGCCGAACGGCTGGGGCGACTACGACGGGGCTGTCGAGACCCTCGAATGGCTGCATGGGGCATGCCTCGCGCATCCGAAAGCAACGGTGCGGGTATGACCGACGACGACATCCTCACGATGGCGAAGCGGCACCAAGTCCTCGACCCCTTCGACATGCGCCCGCGGGACGAGGAGGTCATCGCCTTCGCCCGCGAGCTGCTCGGAGCGGCTGCGGTCGAGAAGGGCGAGACTGTCCCGGTGCTCCTGGAGATGGCCGAGGGCGACGATGGCATCCCCTTTGAGTTCTTCGAGACCGAGCAGGAAGGCCGGGCCTACTTCGAGCGCCTCGACGGGCCTTCGCCATGAGAACCGCCCTGGCCAGCGAGACGATCGAGATCGCCTTCATGCTCTGCTGCTTCCAGCGCGAGGGCGCGCCGCTGACGATCCCGCTGCTGCATTGGGCGAGGAAGACGCTGGCGCAGAACGAGCAGCTGACCCCGGAACAGATCGACTACCTGAACGCGCACGAGGAGCCCGCGCATGCCTGACGACGACACCCCGACGAGCTTTGACGCCCTGGCGCACGAGCACAACCTCAGCGACCGGCAGCGAGACATCTGCCGTCGGTTCTTCCGGGCCGGGCTCGAGATCGGCCGGCGCCAGGCGAGCGCGCAAGAGCGGAAGGTGCGCGAATACCATCCCGCGCTCGACCGCGACACGGCGCCCGGGGAGTTCCGGTGAGCGCCGTCTTCCGCGTCCGCCGGGACCGCCTCTTCGGCAAGGCCATCCTGCAGAAGTTCGACATGATCGGCGGGGTAGCCAAGTTCCGGGACATGCCCTTCCAGGAGCTCGGCGACTTCTGCCTCGTTCCGCGCCCCGAGTGGACTGCGGTGACGAAGCGGATCGAGGCGGCCGACAGGGCGAAGGCGCAGCGGGCCGACAAGAAGCGGCGCGACTTCGAGGCGTCGAGGCTGGTGGACGAGTGATGGGCTGGAGCCCGCCTCCTGCTCCGGCGATCGCGCGCGCCGCTGCGACGAGCTGCGAGGGCTGCGGCGCCCCGCTTGAGCGCCAGGCGCTGCGCTGCAGCTACTGCCGGCGCGCTGCGCCTGAGGTCGGGAGGCCCGTCGCAGTCTTGGCCACCAATCGCACTCTCAGCGCGGCCGAATGCAGAGCGCTTCGCGATAAATGGGAGGGGCGCTATTCTTCGATGCGCCCGGGCGGCATCATCACAATCGAGCCCCCGACATTCATCGATGCGACGACGATCGATGATGAGGATCGCCGGTTCGTCCTCGGCGCCAGTCAATGATCGCCTCGTCGATATCCGATCCGCGCCGTCGGGCCTGCATGGTCTGCGGCGACGCCTTCGACCAGCGCCAGCCCCTGCAGCGCGTCTGCGGTCTGAGCTGCGCCCGCCGCGTCCCGATCCTGGCCCGTCAGCAGGCCCGAGCCGAGAAGAAGCGGATCCGGGAGCGGATCGAGGAGATGCGCCCGCTCAGCTACTGGACGAAGCAGGCGCAGACGGCGTTCAACGCCTGGTGCCGCGCGCGCGATGCGAACCAGCCCTGCATCTCCTGCGGCACGTTGACGGCGCCGCAGTGGGACGCTGGCCACTACCTCACCGTGGGCGCACGGCCGGAGCTTCGCTTCGAGCCGCTGAACGTGCACAAACAATGTTCACGCTGTAACGACTTCCTGAGCGGCAACCTGATCCGCTTCCGCATCGAGCTGATCCGCCGCATCGGCGTCGTCAATGTCGCCTGGCTCGAGGGCCCGCATGAGCCGAAGCGCTACCGGGCCGAGGAGCTGAAGGCGATCCGGGACGACTATCGGGCGCGGCTGAAGGCGCTCGAGAAGGGCGCGCCGTGACCGCGTTCTACAACGAGATCGACGACTACGCCGCGACATGGCTGGAGAACCTCATTCATGCTGGACACATCGCCCCCGGAGTCGTCGATCGCCGAAGCATCGTCGACCTCGAGCCTGACGAGCTGCGCCGATACCAGCAGTGCCATTTCTTCGCCGGCATCGGCGTCTGGAGCTACGCCCTGCGCCTGGCCGGATGGCCAGATGACCGACCTGTTTGGACAGGCTCTTGCCCCTGCCAGCCCTTCAGCACTGCCGGGAAAGGCAAAGGGCATGAAGACGAGCGCCACCTATGGCCGGCATGGCAGCGGCTCGTCCGCGAGTGCGCGCCTGCAATTGTCTTTGGGGAGCAAGTTGCAGGAGGCGACGGCCTCGCGTGGCTCGATGCTGTATGCGCTGACCTGGAAGCAGCAGATTACGCCGTCGCGGCGGCGAATCTGCCAGCTGCAGGCGTTGGCGCGCCCCACGGCAGACCCCGCGTCTACTTCGGGGCCGACGCCGGTCAAGGAAGACGCGAGGAACTCGGCGCGTCACGGCTACATGATGACCGGCAATCAGGGGACGACATTGCTCGATGCGGCTCGACTCTGTGCGTGGCCGACGCCGAAGGCGAGCGATGCGAGAGGTTCTGCTGGAGCGCGGCCGGGCAAGGTCTGGGAAGAGCTGACGAACGCGGCTCATCTTTTTGGTCCGCTAGCGAGTGGGTCGAAGGCAAAGACGGGCGCCGTCGGCCAGTTGAACCCGGCACATTCCCGCTGGCTCATGGGGCTACCGCCCGAGTGGGACGACTGCGCGCCTACGGAAACTGCATCGTCCCTCAGGCAGCGGCGGCTTTCATCCGAGCAGCCGACGGAGCCATGAATTGATCGCCACCCAGGTCGGAATCGCCGTCTGCGGCGTCACCGCGATATGGCTGACCCAGAGCGAGAGCGCCGAGCGCCGCCGCTGGGCCTGCATCTTCGGGCTGTGCTCGCAGCCCTTCTGGTTCGCCGAGACCTATGCGGCGGAGCAGTGGGGCATCTTCGCCCTGAGCCTGCTCTATGCCTGGGGATGGTGGAGAGGCTTCGTCGTTCACTGGCTCAGGCCGAAGGAGATCGCCCCATGACCGCCCAGATCCCAGACCCGCCGCCGCGCCTGAACCTCGAGCAGGCCCTCCTCTTCCGCCGCGTCTTCATCGCCGTCGCCGAGCGCCAGGGCGCGATCATGCCGCCGAGCTCCGCGGCGATCTGCCCTGCGCAGTGGCAGGAGATCGCGCAGGCGGTCGCCCTCATCGCGGCCGAGCAGTTCGCCCCGCTCCCGGGCCTCGACATGGCCGAGAGCCAACTCACCTACAGGCGGCGCGTCGGCGACGAGAAGCAACAGCCCGGCGACGAAATCTTCGAGCGAATGAATCGGCACCAGCTCGCGAATGAGGAGTTCACGCAGGCGGCGTTCCGCTGGCGTCCGAAGTGAGGCTCGACGCCGCCCTCGGCCATCGGGCCCGCGTCTGGCACTGCGGCGAGCGCAGGCTCGTCGATCTCTGCGTTTTCAGCGCGATCGGCCAGTGGCTGAGACGCCGGCGCTTGGCGGCGCGGAAGCCGCTGCTCTACCGGAGCGGTGGCGCATGGGTCTGCCAATGGCGCGGTGCGCGGACGACCCCGCAGCCGTCGCCCGTTGACGCATGGTTCTGGATGCGCTACTCCTGAGCGCGGGCTATGCTCGCCGCTCCCACTTTCCCCCACGAAAGGCCACCCGTGACCACGATCATCCCCACCCCCGCGGTCGATCCGGACAAGGTCGACCGGCTCAGCCATGAGGTCGCCGATGCGGTCGCCGCCTCGACCCAGCCCGGCCCGAAGGTCGTGGTCGGCACCCCTGCCCACGCGCCCGGCCCGGCACCAGCACCGGCAACCACGCCGGCCCCTGCCCCCGAACCAGCACCGACCCCGGCGCCTGCCCCCTCGGTCAGCGTCAACATCGGCAAGCCCTGAGGGCATCCCCACATGGCGAGTGCGCTCAGACGTTGGTGGCAGGGCCTCCTATCAAGGGAGGCGTGGTTCCATGAGGTGGGCCCAGACGACATGGTCGTGCTCGAGGCCGATCAGTCCATGAGCGCAGAGCAGGCCGAGCGTCTGTCCCGACAATGGGAGGAGGCGCGAGCCAGCGGTAAAGCGGTCGTGCTCGGCCAGGGGCTGCGGGTCAGGGTGCTCGGCGGCTATCGACCCAGGGCCCAGCCCAGCGAGGCCCCGCTCTGATGGCAGCCCCCAAGCGCCACCCCCTCCGAGCCCTCCAGCCCAGGGCTCTCGGCTCCCTCCCTCCCAAGGTCACAGGCCCCGCCAAGACCGAGCGCCTCTCCGGATGGCAGGGCGAGCAGATGAGGAAGGAGATCCGAGAGCGGGACGGCTTCCTCTGCCAGGCGTGCAAGCGCGAGGGCATCGTCCGGGCAGGTTACGACGTCGACCACATCGTCTCCCTCGACGATTTCGGCACGAATGCCAAGGAGAACCAAGAACTCCTCTGCAGGGCGCACCACGCAAGCAAGACGGCAGAGGAGAATCGGCGCCGCATGCTTGCAGCCCCTCCGATCGCTCGATGACGCCCCAGATCAGCACGAATCGCGCTCGCCCGCCCGCCCGGGGGATAGGGCATCGGGGGGACCCGGGGGGGCTATCTTCGTTTGAAAAACTGATCCGGCTCGGCAG